GCTACGCTCAGATGTCTCTGTTTCGTAGATCTCTTTGTGCTCTTCGCCGTACTTGGCATACTCCAGACCGAACAAAGCGTTCAGACCGGGGAGCAGCTCTTTCAATAGTTGTGCGCGTGAAATTGCCATGATTTAAGCTCCTTATGCTACGTAATAGCGATGTGCGCCGAAGTTGAACTTAACCAACACTTCGGGGGTTTCGACCAACACAACAGTACCGGCGACTTGAGTTGCAATCGAAGTCACAGTAAGAGTTGTATTACCAGTGGTTGTCACGGTAGAAGCAGCACTCAAGGTAGAACCTGTGAATTGCAACTGACCATTTACCAAGTTATACACGTCAGTACCGATTGGCAAGAACGCGCCGACTGGCAAACCAGAAACAACAACAGAAGTTGCTGAAGGAGCGCCACCAGACACATACGTGCTTGACAAACTGATTTGTGTATCGGGAACCAAGTTCAATACACGGAAGCCACCACCAGAGGTAGTAGCAGACGCACCAACAACAGACATGCTACTGTTACCAGTAGATGCAGAGCCAGTTTGTGTGCCGCCAGCCATGTTAGCGCCAACTAGAATTGAAGAGGCTGAACCAATAATTACACCACTAGCGGTAGTAGTAACAGCGACTTTCATCACTTGGTCAGGATCGTCACCGATGATCGCAGTAATGTCACCAGCAGTTACGTTGCCGGGGTAGTACTGTGAAAACTGACGTTGCTTAGTTGTAGGGTTTGTGTAATAGCAACCCAAGAAAACACCGACCGTAGTATTGGTGGTGCTAACAGGATAAGTTGCAATCACAACATAACCAGCCAACAAAGTAACTAGGTCACCGTAATACAACGGAGTGCCATAGTTGTACTGAATAGGTAGATTACGAGTAGAACCCGCAAATACCTGTCCACCGATCAAGTTGACCGGTTTGACGCCGTAAGGGGCGTCGATGGTGGGATAAGCCATAAAAGACTCCTATAAAGATTTAAGTACCTTTGCCAAAACTAGCTGAGGACTTACGCTCTTGGAAGAGCGGCATCCGCGCATCGCTTTGACGCATGAAACTATTGTCCACAGCCTCCGTCTGAGATTGGGTTACCTTGGCGAAATGATCATTCCGCTGTTGGACAAACTCAGCAGGTGTCTTGCAAAGCAATAGACCGCCAACCTCAATGTTGTCTTTAAAACGACTATTGGGATCAGCTAACAGTCTAAATTTGGGTTGTTCTTCGACGGGAACTGGCTCCCAACCTTCACGGAGTTTGGCCGATAGGTTACGGGGATCCGCCAAGTTATTCGTCGAAACACGAATCCAGCGATATCTATACCCAGCCTGTTTGTCTGGCTCAGGCAACAATTCAGGTTGCATCCACTGCTTAGGACGCTCCACTATCGCACGTGTTTCAAGTTCTCTAGCAAGTCTATTTTCAGCCATTTTGGGCCTCCACTTTAAGGAATTCCTTCACATACATTTCAGGAGTGATTCCAAGTTTTTTGATCGTATTCATTTGGCTTTGCTTTAGTTTGACCTTATTGGAGGCCGTACTGCGCGTTGCCGGAGCCACAACAGTCGCGGGTTTTGCCCGAGGCTGCTCACGACCTTGCTCTGGTTCCTCAATACCAAAGGCATCAGGGAACCGTTTACGCATTGTTCTGTCCAAGGCGTTGTAATAATCATCAGAACCAAGTGGCACACCGTTATCTTTAAGTTCTTGATGTAAACCTAAAGCGTATGCCGTCATACTCTTATTTTGACCAAACCAACTGTTGCGCTCTTGCCACGCTTCAGCTCTACTGTCTACTCTAGGAGCAGGTTGATACTGCTGTTGTGCGGGTTGTACTTCATATTGTTCCTCTTGTAAAGAGGGCATACGAAAGTTTTTTGCCTGCATTAGTTTCAGGTTTGCTTCCTGCATAGCCTGCTGAGCATCAACCATCTTGTCCGAATCACCGGAATCGTAGGCTTCTTTATAGGCTCGCTTGGCTATATCCAGTTCCATTGACGCATTACTCTGAATCGTCGAGACATACTCCTTCTCGCCGGATGTCAGAATTTGTTTAATGCGCTGGTTTTCTTGGAGTAGCTTTTGGGCTACAGAAAGTGTTTCTTGGTGTTCGCGTAAAGCGGCTTCTTTCTCACGCCGCTCATCGTGCCAAACCTTACGCATCTGTTTAAGTTTGGTCTTAACAGTGTCGTCGTATTGATCTAATTCGTCCCTTTCCAGCTCCTCAACTAAAGGTTTTGGAAGGGGTTGACGACCACGATCCTCTGTAGGGGTATCGTCTTCAACCTCAATTTCAATTTCGGGTGCCGCATTCCCTACGGGTTTACCCTTAGTCTCCTGTTCTACTTCGTCAGGAAACTTAAATTCGTCTTGATCTAAAGGCATTTTGTGCTCCTCTATTTACGTTTAATACCACGAGGGTCGTCTACTACCCCCTCGACCGAATCATCATTGATAATCCGGAACTCTCGGCCATGGATGACCAAACGTGTACCCGCATGGGGACGCACAAGGACAAAATCACCCTTTGCACACCATGGCCCTGTTGGGAACCGTTTCTCGTCTTTGTAGCAATCTGGCCCCATATCAACAACAAATAAAACCGTTGTGAGGGTTTCTTCGTTGCGTATGGTTTCATCTGCTTTAATTAAACCGCTGTCTTCGTACTCTCGCTCCACTTCCGGAATGGCGCAAAGAATGCGATAGCCTGATGGCTTGGGTAGTTGTTTGCCTTTCTCCTCTGCGGTGGCAGTGAAGTTGTAGGCTCCCACAACTTGGGGGTTGTTGGCGTCTGTAGCCAACAAAATTGATTCAGTCATCCGAATTCTCCATGGTTTGTTTCAGGTCTAGTATGTAACCCCGCATGATGAGTAGACCGCGAACCTCACCACACAGTTTCTTGTACTCTTCAAAAGAATCGGCTTTGCCGTCTGCCAGCCAGTCCTTTATCTGAGTTACTTTCTCATCCGCTTGTTGGATAAGAATTTCAAATGCGTTCATTGTTTGCCTTTCAAGTTACCTAAAACCTGACGCATGGATTGACGATCTTGTTGCGCCCGTCCCTGATCTTCAGCGTGTTTATTTGATAGGTGTTTAAGAACATCTACACTGAGGTTTGTCATCTCACGTTGACGGTCGTACTGCATTTCTGCTGCGGTTTTCATAGCGTCAATTTTGATGCGCTTATCCTCAGTCTCTTGCTGAGCCCGGATGCGCTCACGCTCAATCTGCTGTTGCTGCTCTTTGAGGTTGATATCAGCCGCATCTTTCTGGGCTTTACGCTGGAGATCCTGCGCTTTGAGCTGCAACTCTTGTTGTTGCATTTGCACCAGAGGATCTTGGGCTTGCTGTTGAGCTTGCTGCTGCGCAACCTGCTGGGAGTTCTGAGCCAATAGCCTTTGAGCTGCTTGTGCCAACAGGGGAGAAAGCCTTGCCTCTACTTCCGGCTCCATGTGCATCTCTTCACCGGACTCATCTTTCTGAGGCGGCAGGGTCATGCCAAGCTGCTGCTCAATCTGACGGCGGTACTCAAACCCTAAGTGCTCGTTGATATGAGCCATCATGGCCGACTGCAACTGCTGAGCCATCGGGTTGTTCTGTAGCAACTGCATTATTTTCGGATCCTGCATTGCAGACATATGCACCATGATGTGCGCCTGATGATCTTGATACAAGAATGCCTTGACAGGTTTACCCATCAGTACGTTCTGGTTCTCGCTCACAGGATCGGTAGGTTTCTGATCCTCGTCCATCGGCACTAACTTATTAGCGTCTTTGATCCCCAACACATCTAACATCTGACGATGTAGAAGTGGTAAGTTATATAACTGAGGAGCCCCTTGAGCCAACTGCAACACCGCTTGATACTGCACAATCTTCTGCGCCATGGTGGACGCATTAGGATCACTGACCGGAATCACATCCACGTCGTCATAGTCAGACTTCTTGGCTTTGCGGCTACCCTCAACTGGCTGGTAGTCGTAGTCATCAGGCGTGTAGTCCGCAATAATCTTCTTAAGAAGACCCAGCTCCTGCTTCATGCTGTAGTGAACACGCGCTTGAATTGCCGACATGTTCTTCAGCGTGCGCTCAAGGATTGCCAGTGTGGTGCCCACAGGTGCGTTAGCACTCATGTCGCTGATCTGCATATCCGCAGTGTTGGCAAAGCGACGGCCTTCCTCAACAACTTTGTCCATCAATATAGCAAGAACTTGTGAGGGCTCTTTGTATGGCAATGGCAACAAGTTATCTTTTAGCGTACCGCTGGCAACGTCCGCATCGCGCCACTCACCGGGAGCAATAGGCGTATCGTCTCCCTTGACGCGCATACCCCGGGTTTTGAAACCACCGGGTAGGTTGCTCAACGTACCTGCATCAATAAGCTGACGCATGGTAGAAGTAGCAGATTTAGCAAATGCACCAATCAGGTGAATCAAACCAAAACAATAAAAACCAAAACCCGGAACGTAGCCATAGTGCACAAAGTGCTGGCGCTTGGCATACGTATCGTCATCAGGCTCCCAGTTGCGGCGAATCGCAAGAATATTGCTAGTGCCTTTCTCAATAGTCACCACGTAAGGTAGTGCAATACCAGTCTCTTCGCCGTCCTTGTCTTTGTGCTCGTAGCCTTTAAGGTCAAGGTCTATGTTCATTTCCAAGACTTTGAACCGATCATCAGCAGTGGCTCTAAAGCCCATCTTTTCGGCGATCTTTTTCTCGACTTCATCGAGCACGTTCTCAGGTGTGCCTAGATCAATGTCCCGATAAAAGCCCGCCACTTGCAATTTGCGCAGCTCGTTCTCAGTCTTACGCATCACATGCGTCACGCGAGGAGAAGACTCTAAATTAGATGCGCCGTAAGGCACCACAATATCTTCCGCAGGAACAAAGTACGATACCTGACGATCAAGCGACGGGTCAAAGTACACCTTTTTAAATGCATTTCCAGACAGACCCAAGCCCCACAACATGCGCTCATGCTCAGGCCGGTACTCTTTCATCACGTCCGTTAACTGGTAGTTCATGTCGTCCGCAACACGCTGAGCGGACTCTTTCTTGGCTGGTGTTTCTTTGCCAATAATCTGAGTCTTCACAGGGCCGGAAGCTGGAAACGTGGCCATCATGGTTTCAGACTGGAACTTCACCAGAGCTTCAGACAGCATCGGGTGGTATACACCGCACGCACCTTCCCAAGGTTCAGTGCGCTCTTCGAGCTTCATACCCAGCAATTCCAAGCCGTCAACGTAAGTCTGCATCCAGTCCTTGCGGCTGCCTACATCTTCGTCATAGTCATTAATCAGTTCAGAGGCAAGGTTTTGCAAAACCTCTTCACTAATATATTCAGCCAGATTAGCGTTGAAGTCTTCATCCGACTCTTCTCCGGGCTCCATGTGGATGTTTAGACCACCTATATTTATATCCACTGACTCAGGATCTTCGATCTCAATCTCGATCTTAGGAGCCGCCGCATCTTGCGCCATCAACTCCTCTAGACCTTGCGGCGCTGCGTAAAGTGACTTCTCGATTGCCATAATTTAATCCTCAGTAGTACGGCACTTTCCTGCGGAATTGCCGTGGTTCATCTTCTTCGTCAGATGCCAGTTGAATAAAGCCGCCACGTCTGTAACGTAGCAATGCCTGACTCATTGAGTCCACCATGTCGTCATGCTCGCCTGACGGAAAACTTGCAACTTCCTCAACCAATTCTTCTGCCCAGTGTGTATTAGGCACCCAAACATGCCCCGATGCAAACATATCAGCCACGGCATTCAGACGAGCTATTTTGTCATTTCCCTTGCTCGGTGTGAACTCCTGCACGGGGATTCCCATCGCCCGAAGCTCAAAAATAAGTGGGCTACCCGCCGCTTTCGCTTCTACAATCAGCGAATCAACTTCCCACTCGTTAAATTCTTGGTATGCCCGTGCCTTTAATTCAGGAAACTCCATACGTTTCTTGAAAGCATTCAGCAAAATGATATTAGCCCGTGAAACTCCCCGATCATCATCTTGATAGAACACCCCCCATGTTGTGCATGCCGAGTAGTCAGCCCGCTCCGTTTTAAGAAACGCCGTATCCCAAGACTGAATGATAAATTCGCACGAGGGGGGACTATCCTCATCCCAAATCTTCCACCATTCCCGCTTAATAATTGCCGACACATCAGAAGTCGGCTGCTGCATGTACTGCGCTTGCCACTTGGCGTTAGGCAGTTCCTCTTTTAAGGCTTGCAGCTCGTCAAGTGACCAAAATTCAGGCCATAGGGGTTTACCCGAAGGCAGGATTGCCGGAAATTCAATGACTTCCCACTCTTCACCTGACCTTTGCGCTGCCGCTTTTATCACTTGGCCGGTCAAATCTCTTTTAGACCAGCGTGTCATCACCACAACAATAGAGCCGCCCGGCTGCAACCGCTGACGTGGGCCAGATGTGTACCACTCGTATGTCTTGTCGTAAATTTCCGGGTTAGTCTGCGCCATCGCAGCCTCTTGTTCCGAGTGCGGGTCATCAATAATCAGGATATCCGCACCTTTACCGGTCACGGCACCCCCAATACCGATAGCAAAATACTCCCCGCCAAAGTTTGTGTTCCAACGGCCCGCTGCTTTTGAGTCCGATTGCAGGTCTAAGGCCGGAAATATCCGCTTATAGTTAGGCGAATCCACCAAGTTACGCACTTTTCGACCAAAACCTACAGCCAACTCAGCAGTGTGGCTGGTCTGAATGACTTTTTTGCCCGGAAATTTGCCAAAAAACCAAGCTGGCAGCAGATAAGACGCAAATTCTGACTTGGTATGCCGTGGCGGCATGTTGATGATGAGCCTTTTACACTCGCCTCGCGCCACCCGCTCAAACGCTTGGGCCATCTTGGCATGGTGCCGACCATGGATGAAGTTAGGCCACATCTCCTGCACAAACACCATGAAGTCGTCTGACGCTTTTTCCCTAAGTTTTCTTGTGTTGAGCTCATCCAGAATTTCTGCGATGGCTTCCTGCTCATCTTTGGGGAACTTTTTGATCAGCATCTGCTGCTGACTGTACGGCAGCGTCTGGAGTTTCTCCAGCACCAACTCAAGTTTTGTCTTCTCAACGACTTCAGTCATCAAGCTCTTCCAACTCTTTGCCAGTGAGCCCTAACTCCTCGTCCAAATCAATCACTTGCACCGCAGGTGCATCGTTCAAATATCTTTCTTGCGGGATCTCAAGAGCCTTAGCCTCTACATCAATAATGCCCTCCATATAAGAAGACAACTTGCTTGCCAATTCCGCTTGCAATTCTTCAGTAGTACGGTGCGTCACATTAACTTCAAGCCGTTCGGTAAACGCCTGCACGTCACTCATCTTGCCCAGAAGTTCTAGCGCCTTCAACTGGGTTGACTCTTTATTAGAGTCTGTCAACATCATTAGACGCATCTTGACGTAATTTCTAACTTGCGCCGCATTACGCACGACTTCAACGTCGTACTCATTCAGCATAGCCTTGAGCATTACAGCAGTTGCCGAACTGATCTCTTTGTTTGCAGTGGGTGTCTCAAAGAATTGCTCACGCGCTTCTTTTTTATCTGCGGCGGTCACTGCGGGAAGTTGCATCCCGTTGGCCGTTAAGAACTCAACCGTATTGAACGCAGCTTGTGCACGGGCGTGCAAATCTTTAGCTTCCTGCGGTGTAAGCGAAAAGGGTACGGGTACGTCTAATTCAGGTGTAACAAGAATCATGGTGCGGTTTGTAGCTCCAATTTGTGCGAAGTGTACACGCTTTTTTAAAAAATTATATAGGGGGGTGGGGTATTTCACATAGAAACATCTTGGGGGGTGTTAGTTATGGGTAGCTCAAACCCCGTCGATCAAAATTTGCACGGGGTAGGGGGTCGTTTTAGTTTTTTCTTTGTGATCTTTTGAGTGAAACACAGTGCATAGCACTACACACAACAAGCCGCCAGTTAGTGGGGGGTGGGGTCTCGATTTTCATACCGTATGAAATTCAAAGCCCTAGGTGTCAACTTGTGTCTATCCCGTGCAACCTATGACGAATTGTGGTGTAATACATTCATGGATTGGGGAGGTGCGCTTGATCCATAAATCATTTAACCATCTGCACATTGAAAGGGACATCATGTCCAAAATCTCTTACACGGCTATTGCCGCTTCCATCGCAACTTCTTTGGTATCTGCAAAGTCTCATGAAGACAAAGCGGCCTCCCTAAAAGACGATGCTAATAAGCAAATCGTTGTCCTACACAAGGCAAAGGTTGTGGTTGGTCGCAAGGGTAAGTGCTCCATTGCAACCGCTTTTTATGATGCGTTGATTTCAGGGGGGCTAGCGGCTGGTACATCTGCCAACTATCTGACGACCTTTCGGGAGGCAGTAGCTACCGGTAAACCAGTCAGTGACTGGAATCCGAAACGCAAAGGTGCGAGCCCATCGGGAGCAAGGGCGGGTAGTACCGCAAAGGGTAACAAACCCTTTGCAGATCTGTTCAGACCCGCATTCAACCATGACAATGGAAAATCATTCATGGCATTGTGCGAGGCCATAGAGAATCAGTATCAAGCTGATTCGATCAAAACCATGTACGAAGGTTTTGTGGAGTACTTCAAAGCAGAGGGAGATGAGATAAAAGAGTAAACCCCTACAACCCCCCGAGAAATCGGGGGGTTTTTTTCGCCCAAAATTCCCCCACACCACAACATCCAGCACCATCATGCTCTTCCACGTGGAAGAGCTTTGATAACTGTTCCCTCAAAGCGGGCCGCAAGACATCAAAAAGAATCATCCTACAAAGAAGTTGTAGTGTGTTATCACGTGACAAGATGTTGGTAACTTAAAATCTAAGTAATTTCACACGGTATGAAATTACAACAACTTATACCGATAACTGTTCCCTCGATGCGGGCCGTATTGACGCATAGGGAATTCCCCTGCGTAAGGTTGCACCGTATTACGTAAGCAGATCTTCATACGGTATGAAATGTCAACTGCGTATAACGCAGTGCTGTCTCGCGTTTTATTCAATTATTCCTAAAAATTCTGTGACCACAGAATAATATGAAACCCAGCATCCATGCGGGTTCCCGCAGGGTTTTTCCCCTATTATTCTATTATTCTGTAAAAAATATATATGAAGAGACAATTTCAAAAAACTCCAAATTCCCCAGTTTTTGCTTAAATTCGCATGCTTGCTTACGCTCTTGGCGATGTTTTGTCTCTCTCATCTCAAAACCACAGAATAATAGAAAAATACACCCAAAACCTCTCACAACCCGCATGCCTATTGGCTTTGCTTTATTCTGTGCCCGCAGAATAATACAGAAAAAAAGGAATAATGCAGTTTTATCACCACATAACAACGCCTTGTCACAACTTGACATTCAAGACTCTTTGTGGTACAGTAGAGGCTCAACACGTGAAAACATGTTGTAGGGTAAATAGTGATCGCACTAACCCGATGGGCTTGCCCATGCTCTTTAACAATTCGCTAAACACCGATTTTCATACCGTATGAAAATCCAAACTAAACCGCCGCTTGCTCGATGCAAGAAGCGCATAGGTAGAAAGCACAAGAAGAACACAACGCTGTGCCGTGAATCCATCCTGCGTGAATAGGCGTACCGTAGTCAGTCGGTGCACTTTGTGGTGTAGGTCAGTAGTGTGCGTCATGTGTGGCACCGAACACGACCGATAGCAAAGCGCAAGTCAATACAGATACTGCCTAAATGTGTGGGGTGCTCTGCATGGAAACGTGCAACAACCCTAATGAAGAGTATGTATGTGAGAGTGAGTGCTGATTTTTTATTTGATAGGCAATAAACCGCACGCCGCACGGCATGAACCGAACACATACCAACAACTTCTAGGAACACGAACCGATATCGGGATATGCGTGAACGACAAACACTATCGCAGTTACAACAACCAGCACTAAACAATACAACCCATAGCGAGATAACAACCCGTAGGGCATAGCACATCTATGCCCTACACGATGCGATCTTGCATCAGACAAAGGAGAGTGATCATGACAAACAATACGTGCGACAAGTGCGCCCACTACACACCTGACCCCCACAAAAACAATGAGGGTAGTTGTTCCCTGATGGGTGACATCAACCAAAGAAGCAACCCGATTGACGGTTGCTCCGGCTGGGATATGGAGAGCTATAGCGCGGGTGTACTTGTTGGCCCCAAGTTTGGGTGTATCCACTGGATCGAGAAAATTTAACATGCCAACAACAGACTGCCGCATATGCGGTGACGAGATCGACCCTCCAGCGAGGGCGCAGTTGACAACCCTGTGCGTGGACTGCGGTGAGAAAGCCGCACGTCAGGAACGCAAGAGTTGGACAGTAGTGCAAGAGTACGGCAAGGGCGGGTATATGTTCATCACACGTGACTCTGCACATCTGACCCTGAAACAAACAAACCAAAAGATATTGAGAGGTGATATATGAATCGAGAACGAGAACAACAGCAACACGCCATCATGGCGTGGACATACGTGAGGGAGTGCCTGAAGGCAGACTTCAGCGGCTCTATAAAAAACTTTGAGTTTGTAAAACTTCTGCACGACATGTCACGTGCGTATCCAAACGAGTTGAAGGAGATATTAGGTGAAACAAGCTGAAGACGACATCACAATAGATATGTGGGGAACGCCACAAGTAGCAACAAGTTATATGTTCTACGTAGAGACCGACACGGGTGAGCGCATAGAGTGGGATGCGCTGACTATCACACGTGCCAAGCGCATGCATGCGGCAACGCAAGCCAATACACCAGTGAATGTAAAAACCTATGGATGGGAGCAAGTGAAATGAGTAAAGCCAAAAAGATATGGATAGTCACTTACACATTGACGGCAAGCATCGCCTTGTTGGTTGTGTGCCTAGATCTTTTCGTGTGGAGACCAAATTGACTTTATCTGTCAATCTGTTATAATGTAGTTCGTGTTAGTAAATGTGTTAGTAAACAGTGTAATTTCATACGGTATGAAAACACTACAACTTAAAGGAAGTAAATCATGAGTAACTTTGCAATCGACTTGGGCAACTTCAGCGTGTCCAAACTTTCATCATCTGCGCTGATCGTCAACTTGTCCCTGTCTGTATGGACGGGACGCAAACTGGACAAGCGTGTGTCTGAGGAGGTGGATCAACAGAACAGCACCAAGACACGTGCTGGTAACTACCACAAGAATCTGCTTGCGGGTTCATCCAAGCTGACCGAGATCACCAAGATCGCCAATGCCATACGTTCGTGGATGTATGGGGTGACGCAACCGTGGGGCGACAACGGCGACCGTGTGCTGAACATGGCTCACTTCATGGAGTTCAAGGATCGGCTGACTGATTACGAGCAACAGTTCGGCACTGCTGTCAACAACTTTCTGAATGACTACGACACACTGGTTGCGGCGGCGGCTTTCCAACTGGGTGACTTGTTCAATCGTGAGGACTACCCCACACGGGAACACATCGAGTCCAAGTTCGGCATGCGCTACAGCATGACCCCACTGCCTCAAGCTGGTGACTTCAGGGTGGACATCGGTGAGGATGGCTTACGTGAATTGCAAGCTCAGTATGAAGCTGTCTTACAGCAACGTGTTACAGGGGCAATGACCGAGGCATGGGAGCGACTGCATGACTGCCTGACCCGCATGTCAGAGCGGTTGACTGACGACACCGACAGTAACGGTGAGAGCAAGCGTAAGATTTTCCGTGACTCACTGGTGGACAACGCCGTGGAGATCTGCGGACTATTGAAGAGTTTCAACATAACCAACGACACACGGTTGGATGAGATGCGCAAGCAACTGGAGGATGCGATGCGTGGTGTGGATGCTGACTCATTACGAGACAGCGACAGTCTGCGTGAGCAGACCAAGCGCAAGGTGGACAACATCTTGTCTAAGTTCGAGATCTAATTTTTTAACCCAAAGGAGAAAGTAACATGTACAACGCAATCACACTCAAACAATCTGCTGACCTGATCGCCGCCGTGGGCGACCAACAAACTGTCCTAGTGCAGGGCGAGATGGGCATCGGCAAGTCTGCCATTCTCAAGATGCTCAAGTCTTACCCGCAGTTCAAGGACGCGTACTTCTGCTACGTGGACATCACCACTAAAGATGTTGGTGACTTCATCGTTCCCAAGATCAGGGACATTGACGGTAACGAGGTGTGCTCATTCATACCTAACGAAGAGTTCGGCTTTCACTTCAAGGGCAAGAAGGTTGTCATGATGCTGGACGAGATCGGCAAAGCGCGGGGTGGTGTACTCAATGCCTCACTCCGGCTGATGAATGAGCGTTCGCTTGGCACCTATCAACTGAGCGAGGGGTCAGTGGTGTTTGGTACAACTAACTTAGCGGTGGAGGGTATCGGTGACAACATACCGCCGCATGCACGTAACCGCATCACTGTGGTGCGTGTCGCCAAGCCTAACGCCAAGACATGGATCGAAGAGTTCGCCATACCTTACGGTATCAACCCTGTGATCATTGGTACGGTGGCTGAGTACCCTGAGATGTTTGCATCGTTCGAGGACTACGAGAAGCCCGAGCAGAATACATACATCAATGACCCCCGCACTGTGCGCAGTTCGTTTGTGACACCACGTTCTATGGAGAGGGCGGCGTATGTCTACGAGAACACTCGCATACTGGGTGATGACGTGATGTGTCATGCATTGGCAGGCACGGTGGGTGAAAAGGCAATGCACAACATCTTGACGATGGACAAGCTCGACTCTCAACTTACCCCCTGGGATGAGTTGATCAAGTCTCCTGACACTGCGACCGTACCAACATCTGCGGCGGCATCTTGCATGTTGGTTGCCAAAGCGGTGCAACGCATAGAGAAAGATACTGTGCAAGCATGGATGAAGTTCATGAACCGCATGCCCAAGGAAGCACAAGGTTTGTTTGCACGTAGCGTCATGTCTGACAAGTGCCCCAAGCGTGACGTTGCCGCACGTAACACCGAGTTCGCTGGGTGGGCAGCTTCTAACAACTTCTTGTTCGCCAAGAAGTAATTTCATACCGTATGAAAAGGAGAGAGATATGTCGTTCTTAACACAGCTCAATACGTTGACGCCAACGCAACGTGTACAACGTGCCCATGTGGAATTGATGGGGCACCCCGAGACGATGACCTATGCTGGTGTGCTGATGGTCGGTAAGTATTCAGTGTCTGACGAGGTACCCACTGCACGTACCAACGGCATCGACTGTGAGTACGGTATCGAGTTCATCAACAAGATGTCTGACTCTGATCTGCGTGGTCTCATCATGCATGAGAATCTGCACAAGGTGTATCAACACATGTTCTTATGGCAACATCTTTACAAGGAAGATGGGCGCACTGCCAACATGGCATGTGACTATGTGATCAACCTTGAGATAGATGCTATCAACAGGCGTACCAACGGGTTCATCACATTACCCAAGGGTGGACTGCTTGATCATAAGTATGCAGGGATGGACTCGCAGACTGTGTACAACATGTTGCGAGAAGACAATGACGGTGATGGTACCGGGAACGGTGAAGGTGATGGCGATGGGGACGGTAATGGTTCGGGTGGTGGTCTCGATGACCATGATTGGGAATCAGGGCAAAACATGTCTCAAGAAGATATTGAGCAGGTTGCCAAAGATATCAACCAAGCCATCCGTCAGGGTCAGCTCATGGCAGGTAAGCTGGGTGGTAATCAGTCACGTGAGTTGGGTTCGCTCATCGAGCCCAAGGTTGATTGGCGTGAACAACTACGTGAGTTCGTTTCATCTACTGCACAAGGCAAGGACATCTCTACGTGGCAACGTGTTAATCGTAGGTGGTTACAACACGACATGTACATGCCCTCAACCATCACTGAGACGGTCGGTCGTATCGTGGTTGCTGTTGATACATCGGGTTCTATCGGTGAGGCTGAGTTGTCTAAGTTCTTATCCGAGGTTCAAGGCATCTGCCTCAACGCCATGCCCGAGAGAGTTGATCTGTTGTATTGGGACACTGACGTGGCGTCCCATGAAATCTACACACAGGAAAAACTTTCCACGTTGTCGTCATCTACCAAACCGGCGGGCGGTGGTGGCACTGACGTGTCGTGTGTTTCCAAGTATCTTAAAGACAATCAGATCAAGCCCGAGTGTGTGATCGTGCTGACTGATGGCTACATCTATGGTGATTGGGGTACATGGAATGCCCCAGTGCTGTGGACTATCGTAGGTGGTAACAAAGTCGTACCTCCCATGGGTACAACTATTCACCTTGACTAACTTAACCTTTAACCTTTAATAGAAAGTAAATCATGCAAACAACTAAAGAAAACTATGTCGGTAGAGTTTCATTCGACCGATTCCAAAGCACCGTAGAGCAAGCACGTGAGAGAAACCATAAGTACTGGATCGTGGACATTCCCGTGCACGAGGACTTGTTTAACTTCTACAAAGTGTTAAAGAACAAACGCTACAACATCGTGCCGTGCGTTGATAAACACAGCCATCAGATTTGGGTGAAAGATGAAAACGGTGGGGATACTACGGTGCCCATTTATTTTGAATTGGGTATCACATACCCTGATGCAACCGACTTTCGTTCGGGGTCGATATACGTAGAACACGAGAACGGTACGACATCGTTTTGTGTAAAGTCTGAGAGGATCGAGAACGAGAAGTTCAATTGCACAAACGAGGGCTACCACACCCGTCAATCCAAGGACATAACTAAGGCGTTGAAACTTGCTACAAAGTTCTTAGCCCCGCTTGGTCATGACGATATCCAAGATAGTTGTATATCGAAGTTGCATTCCGGTCTCAATAATTTACGTGAACCCGCACGAGACAAGGTGTACAGCAAGATGGGTATCGAGCGTAGCGTCATAGCGCAAGAAGTTGCTCACATGATTGCGTCAGGATACAAACCAAGCACACAGGCATTCGCAAGTGCCATGGACTTGTGGATACAGGAAGGTGCTGAGTTGAAACGTATGCAGGACTACAAACCCCGCGCATGTTTTGTATGGGTCAAACCCAACAGCTTGTCATACAGGTTTACTGATGACATGCAGACAATTGAATGCACACGTATGGAGGATGTGCCTGAGTTCATACGCAACAAGTTGGCTGTGTTGCAGATAGCAAACAATGGCGATGCGATTGCAGACGTTGGCATTCGTGTATCGGACATCACGTACTGGATATTCGCATGACACTTGCAAACTTTAACGATGCAATGCGTGTTGAGGTGAACGAGGATGGCACTATCAACCTACTGGATTTTTCGTTACCAAGCCTTAAAGGCAGGGAGCGTTACAACATCCCGCAAGACGATGTAGAGAAGTGGATCATGGATGCCATATCCATGCTACGCATTACAGACAACAACGACTTAGTTCCCGAGCTAGGATTTAAATTATCCGACAGTGTGTACTACATAGTAAATAGAGAAGGAGATTGCAATGAAGAATGTATATAGAACACGTACAGGGTTAGAGATTGGTTGCAGATATCAAAGGCCCCTGCACCAACTTAATTCTGATGAGGAGAAGATTCAACGTGTGTTGTTAAAGACATCTGGCCCAGATCATGTGTCGATGCCACTGTACAAAATCTTTGCGATTGCACGAACGTTTTTATGGAGAAGAACATGAACGAACACGAGAGTAACTTACATGATTTGTATGCGGGGTTTGCAATGATGGCGTTGCTGAACAAAGCACCTATGTCAACAAAACCCGAGGAGATTGCATACGTTGCGCACGAGCAAGCAACAGCCATGCTTGAAGAACGCGCCAATAGATGCAAAGAAAAAGAAGGTGGCATTGCCGACATCATTAACAAGTGGCAGGACGAATCATGATGACACCTGAGAAGAAGGTTAAGAACGAGGTGGTCAAGGTGCTAAAAACTTTTGGTGCGTACTACTTCTATCCGGTTACCGGAGGGTACGGTGCATCGGGTGTGCCCGACATCGTTGGGTGCTACAAGGGCAGGTTCTTTGCCATAGAGTGCAAGGCGGGTAAAGGCACGACCACTGCATTACAGGAAAGGAACATAGCGCAGATCGTTGCACAGGGTGGCTTGGCTATCGTGGTCAATGAAAACAACATACCGGATGTTGACAAGCTAATGATTGAAATAGATATGGGAGAGAGATGATGAGTACGGATCACGCGCCCCGCATGTTCGGGGAGGTATTTGAGGACGGACAGTTTCGTGGTGTCTACAAGATTGATGACGTACCAAGACACGCCGTGGTGATAGGTGACTATCTGCTGTGGACGTTGGATGGTGGTGAAGAGATCGGCATCGGCTTTCGAGACACGGGTGAGATGGGTATCTTCAAGGTCGCAGACTTTGAGCCATACCTGAAAGCATTCTTTGGTTTGAACTTCTGATGGAACTCATAACACTAGACTTTGAGACGTACTACACCAGCAAGGACTTGGGGTTCAAGACCCAAACGACTGAGGAGTATGTGCGTGATCCCCGCTTTGAAGTGATCGGGGTGGCGGTCAAGGTGGGGGGTGGTGAGACTGCATGGTGCACAGGTTCGCACGAGCAGATCAAATCATTCCTCAACACCTTTGATTGGAGCAACAGCATGGTGGTTGCACACAATGCGTTGTTCGACATGGCGATATTGAATTGGCACTTTGATATCAGACCCAAAGCTATTGCAGATACGTTGAGCATGGCGCGAGCCATACATGGGATTGAGGTAGGCAACAGTCTGAAGAAGTTGTCTGAGCACTATGCGTTGGGGGTCAAGGGTACTGAGGTGGTGGATGCGATTAACTTGCGCCGCCAAGACTTTTCAGAGCAACAGCTTGCACAGTATGGGGCGTACTGTATCAATGACGTTGACTTGACGTATGACTTGTTCCTGATTTTGTTGTCCATGTTTAAAAAGGTTGAGCTGAAACTTATTGATCTGACGATCCGTATGTTTACAGAGCCAACGCTGCGCCTTGATGAAGATCTCTTACACCAACATCTTTTAGAGGTGAAGGAACGCAAGCGCAAGCTGCTGGATGAATGTGGAGCCAACATCGAAGACCTGATGTCTAACCAAAAGTTTGCCGAGGTTTTGCGTGGGCTAGGCGTTGAGCCGCCTACAAAAATTAGTACAACTACTGGCAAGGAAGCGTTGGCGTTGGCTAAGTCTGATGAAGGGTTCAAGGCTTTGGCTGAACATCCTGATGAGCGCGTACAAACACTTGTCGCCGCAAGACTTGGTAACAAGACTACGTTGGAGGAGACACGCACTGAGCGCCTGATTGGTATCGCGGGAAGAGGCTTGATACCTGTTCCCCTCTCTTACTACGCTGCACACACGGGGCGGTGGGGTGGGGCAGACAAGATCAACTTCCAAAACTTTCCCTCACGTGGTGAGAACGCAGGGAAGCTCAAGAAAGCCATTCTTGCACCCAAAGATCACGTGATCATTGACTGTGATTCTGCGCAGATTGAGGCGCGGGTGCTTGCATGGTTTGCACAACAAGATGATTTAGTGGAGGCATTTAGAAATGGTGAAGACGTATACAAGATCATGGCGGGGGCAATTTACAGAAAGACAGTGGCTGAGGTCACGAATAGCGAAAGATTCATCGGCAAGACTACGATTCTTGGTTGCGGCTACGGCATGGGGGCGGAGAAGTTTCGAAGCCAACTTAAAACTTTTGGTACTGAAGTTACGCTTGAAGAAGCAAAGCGAATCGTTGATACGTACCGAGGTACTTACCCGAAAATTACTGCACTTTGGACGCAAGGTTCGGCGGCGGTCGATGCTATGAGCAAGAAGCGCATATCTAAGTGGGGCAACGGTTGTATCAGTATTGGGGCAGAAGGCATCCTCATGCCAAACGGTTTGTATCAGAGATACCCCAACTTGCGAAAGATGCGAGACAAAGATGGCAAAGACCAGTATATTTATGATTCGCGCAAAGGTGTAGTGAAGCTATACGGTGGCAAATTGACAGAGAACATTTGTCAGGGATTGGCACGTTGCATCATTGGCGAACAGCTAATCAAGATCAGTAAGAGATACCGTGTTGTACTCACTGTTCATGATGCTGTGGCGTGTGTCGCACCAAAACAAGAAGCTGAAGAAGCCATGGCGTATGTGATGGAGTGCATGCGGTTTGTACCGTCATGGGCACAAGGCATTCCCTTGAATTGCGAAGCAGGGATTGGAGATAGTTATGGAGATTGTTAACAACAGAAAAGGAGCGAGTAAATGAAAACACCTGAAGAAGAAGCATTCGAACAAATCGAACGCATCCAGCGCACCCGCACAAGGTGGGTGTCTGTGAAGCAGCCACAAGACGAAATCATTGAACTGGCTAAGAAGTGCAGATTGGTTGGTATGCGCCCACACCTTGATGGCATTTATATGGACGCTCTGTTGTCTTTTGCCAAATCAGTAGCGGAAGCAGAGCGTGAGGCGTGTGCAAAGTTGTGTGAAGAAACTGATGACGGGACGCCGTACAACTTGGCTGAAGAGTGCGCCCGCAACATTCGAGCAAGGGGACAAGCATGACTAAAGACGAAATCTGCGGATTGCTTAGACAAATCCACGACGTGCTGGCTATGCAATCAGAAACAAATCAGGTTAAACCCACCTTGGATTATGAGCGAGGCGTGATTGATGGCATGCTGAAGCAAGCGGAATCAAGCGTAGACAAGGCGGTCAATGCAATGGCAAAGCGACCTTGGGTTGGGCTGGAGCAAAGTGATATGCCTAATGGTGAAGACCCAATGTTTGACCACAAGTATTTTATTGCTGGAATGGTGTATGCGAATAATGTTTTGAAGGAGAAGAACGCATGATCTACAAATCTCCAACATGTCAAGTCTGCCGAAAGGAACCTGCTGTCAGACAGGTGTTTACAAGTAGTGGGCGAAAGATGTGGCGTTGCCAAACCTGCGCAGACTTGAAGAACCGTAACGATTACACCAAAGGAAAATAATGTTTGAAATATTTTTATTACTGCTATTAGGCGGCGTGACCTTGGCGTTGTGTGTATATGTTTGCTTAAAACTTTTTATGGAGTGAGGGTAACAAATGGAAGAAACCAAAGGAGAAAAAATTATGATGATTGATGAAGACTACCAAGCTGTACGTAAAGTGTTGGTGGATACATTGCAGCAGCTTGAAGACAAACGCAACGATACGCTAGAAGAAGTTGCTCAAGAGTTTGATAGGCTGACCATCGCATTCGGTGAAACTGCCGTATCGTTTGCAAAGTTTGTGAGGGATATGAAAAATGATTAAATACGACCACTACGATGAAGCCATCATCGGCCCTGCGCTTGTATGGCGCGACCGACAACAAGTTGGTGTGCTGGTATATGACGCTGAAAAGATCAGAGAGATTCTGATGCGTGGTGGTATGGCTTCAGATGAGGCACGTGAATTTATTGAGTACAACATTGAGGGCGGCTACTTAGGTATTGACACGCCTGTACTGGTGTGGCCTCAGGATGAATGGGACGCAGAAGCATGACCCCGATGCAACTTAAAACTCCTGAAGAACGTAAAGCTATTGCCAAAAAAGCACACGCTACACGCAAAGCCAACAAGGAAAAACGAGAAGCAGAAGAGCGAGAGGCAAGGTATTACCGCGCTGATTTGTACGAGGAGATTCGTGCGCTAGAAGGGAAGATAGAGTACTTAAACTTTAGCTACAAGATGAGTCAAATTTCAGGGGCTTTGACCAATAAAAGTTTGCTGAGTGCTGAAGAGATTGTTAAACATGCGTTACCTTGGGAAAAAGCAACGGGCGTTTATTTTTTAGTGCAGGACGGTGAAGTGGTTTATGTGGGTCAATCCGTACACATCTACTCCCGCATTGCACAACATCAAGATAAAACGTTTGATCACTATGCTTTTGTACCGTGCGATGCGGAGGTGTTGGATAAACTTGAATCTCTATACATCCACGTTCTCAAGCCAAAACTGAATGGTAATCTCAATGATAAACAGAAGAGCGCCCCCATTCAGCTTGATGCCCTACTCACCATGGTTTAAGGAGAAGAATGACTAAAGCACCCGCATGGAGCTACTCAAGCATCACGTTGTTTGATCAGTGCCCTAAGAAGTATTACCACTTACGAGTGGCAAAAGATATCAAAGAGCCTGAGAGTGAAGCGATGATGTACGGCACTGCGGTACACACCGCCGCCGAAGAGTACATGCGGGATGGCACACCGATCCCTGAGCAATACAAATACATGGAGCCTCTCCTAGAGAAGCTGATGAAGATTGACGGTGAAAAAATTTGTGAGTTGAAGATGGGCATCAAGAAAGTGGACGGTAAGTTCGCACCTTGTGGATTCTTTGACAAAGATGTTTGGTATAGAGGTATTGCTGACCTGCTGATCATCGACCGTAACAAGAAAGAAGCCCGAGCCATTGACTACAAGACGGGCAAGAGCAGTCGTTACGCAGACCCAAAACAACTGGCGTTGATGGCGGCGTGTGTATTTGTCCATTACCCTGATATTGAGTTCGTTCGTGCGGGGCTACTATTTGTAGTTTGCAAGGACTTCATACCTGTAGATTTCCCCGTTCACAACAAGTTTGATATCTTCACCAAGCTAGACAGCATGCTTGTTTCACGAGAAACAGCGTATGCAACTGGAGTGTTCAACCCTAAGAAAAACTTCACTTGCAAAGCATGGTGCCCTGTATCAGAATGTAGCCATAACGGAAGGAATTGACATGCCTTATAAGAACCCCGCTGACCGCAACGTCAAGCGAGAGTACGAATTAGAGAAGCAACGTGCGGGTGCTCACGAAGCGCGGATGGAGCGACAACGTGCACGGCGTAAGTTGGACAAAGAAGGTAAAGACGCCAACGGCAATGGCAAGGCTGACATGCGTGAAGGTAAAGATGTTGCCCACACGAAAGCATTGTCCAAAGGCGGCACTAATAAAAATGGGGTGCGTGTTGAGAGCGCATCGGCAAACAGATCATTTAAGCGCGGGTCGAACCACAAGGTGGTGTCTGAGGTAAGTGCAAGAGAGCGCAAGAAAAAATAAGTTTCTAAGTAGTCTGCGAGGTTAGGTATGAGTGGTAGCAGACGGGGGTTTTGAGGCTGACCCTATAACCGTACCAATTAGCACTGCACACTTTCGGCAGGGAACTAATCGGAACCCCCACGTTACGGGGGGCTTATAAAAAGAACCTGACGCACACCGTGTTCAGGACGTTTGTCATTGGAGAGAAGAGTGCAAATTATTGATAACCGTGCGTTATTGCTCAAGGTACGCAACCCCGACAGAATCACTACAGTGATTCCGAAGAGCAAAGTCTTGTCAGATGATGGGCAAGTTGCTGAAGTTTTGGTGAACTGGGATTTGGAAGAGTCTATTGTCTTGAAGAATCTCAAGATTAAAGACGTGCCCTCACCTATCAACGCTTCATACAGCTGGCCCGGAATCTATAAACCTTTCGCACACCAAAAAGTTACAGCATCTTTTTTAACGATGCACCGGCGGTCGTTCTGTTTTAACGAACAGGGCACAGGTAAAACTGGGTCGGTCATTTGGGCATCAGACTACTTACTATCAAAAAGCATCATCAAGCGGGTACTGGTTATTTGTCCACTATCCATCATGGAGTCGGCGTGGCGCAATGACTTGTTTAAGTTTGCTATGCACCGTAGAGTGGACGTTGCCTATGGCAAACCCGAGAAGCGCAGAGACATCATCGCAAGTGATGCTGAGTACGTCATCATTAACTATGACGGGGTAGAAATTGTTTCCAACGACATACTGAAAGGCAATTTCGACCTCATCGTCGTTGACGAAGCTAACGCCTATAAAAATCCATCTACAAGACGTTGGAAGGTATTGAACAATTTGATAAAACCGCACACTTGGTTGTGGATGTTGACAGGTACCCCCGCATCACAGTCCCCACTGGATGCCTACGGCATTGCCAAGTTGGTAAACCCCGAAGGGATTCCACGTTTTTATGGTGGATTCCGCGATCAAGTCATGCACAAGATCACGCAGTTCAAGTGGGTGCCTAAGTTAGATTCGGAGCAAATTGTTCATAAGGCGCTACAACCCGCTATACGTTTTACTAAAGATCAATGTTTGGATTTACCCGATATGACTTATGTAACGCGAGACGTACCGCTTACTGCACAGCAAGAGAAGTACTATGAGCTATTGCGCAAACGTCTTATCGTACAAGCGGCTGGTGAGGAGATCACAACGGTAAACGCCGCTGCTAACTTAAACAAACTGCTACAACTATCCGGTGGTGCGGTGTATTCCGATACCGGTGAAGTGATCCATTTTGATGCAAGCAATCGGCTTGCGGTGTTACGTGAAGTAATCGAAGAATCTAGCCACAAAGTGTTAGTGTTTGTTCCCTACAGACATGCTATTGAAGTGGTTGCAGAAGATTTACGTAAACATGGGTACTCGACCGCCATCATCCACGGCGGTGTGTCGGCAGCGAAACGATCAGAAATTTTTGAGCGTTTCCAAACGAAGGATGACTTACAAGTACTGGTCATCCAACCACAAGCGGCATCGCACGGGGTAACTTTGCATGCCGCCAACACCATCGTCTACTGGAGTCCAGTGATGTCAGTCGAAACTTACCTCCAAGCCAATGCACGTGTTCACCGAGCGGGACAAAAGAATCCCTCAGTGGTGGTGCACTTGCAAGGCAGTGGGGCAGAGCGCCGTATGTACAAGATGCTGGAAAACAAGGTAGACATCCACAACCGAATCATTGACCTATACGGAGAACTACTTACATAAAAAGACTTGACACTGTTAATTTTTAAGATATTATTCAGATACAAACACAAAGGAGAGAGATATGACCGAGACAATATCGGTTGATAAACTCGTCGCCGCTTACATCAAGATGCGCGACAAAAGGGCTGAACTTCTACGTGACTACGAAGAAGCTGATGGCTCTGTGAAATCACAGATGGAACTTGTGGAAGCCAAATTATTGGAACTCTGCAAGGAAATCGGTGTTGACCGTCTTGGTAGCACTCACGGTACGGTAATTCGTTCTGTGAAGACACGCTACTGGACAAGCGACTGGGAAGCCATGCACAAGTTCATCTTGGAACACAAGATGCCCGAACTGCTTGAACGGCGTATTAGTCAAACTACCATGAAACAACTGTTAGAGGAGAACCCCGACATCATGCCTACAGGGTTAAACACTGACAGTAAATATGGTGTAACCATAAGGAGAACCTCAAGTGGATCTTGAAGCATCACTGACCGTACAAGAAGTAGCTAAGCTGTTGCGCATGTCACGACAGACTATCTATAACTTGATCCGCGAGGGAGCAATCCCTCATTTCCGCATAGGCACCAAGGTGCGCTTCAACCGCGCAGACATTGATGCCCTAATGCAAGCTAAAACCGTAACTACTGGAGAACCCAAATGAGTGAAATGACTTTATTTTCTAAAGGCGGCAACACACTACCTGCCCACCTGAAGAACCTTGAACTTGACGCAACCACCAAAGCCCTGATGGGCGGCAGTGGGGGCAGTGGCGGTAAGCGCATCTCTATTCGAGGCAACGTATTCCGCATGATGGTCGATGGCAAAGAGATCGCCCAAAACGAAGACCGCGCAATGAACATCATTATTGCGGCGGCTAATCCTAACGTATCAAGAACTTTCTATGCAGGAACATATCAAGAAGGCCAAGCCATGGCACCCACATGCTGGTCAAATGATGGGATTACACCCGACATCAAAGCCGAGCAACCACAAGCAAGCAAGTGTGCCTCATGCCAACAAAACATCAAAGGCTCAGGCCAAGGTGAGTCCCGCGCATGCCGCTTTTCACAGCGCCTTGCCGTGCTCTTGGAGAACGATATTCGAGGAGACATTTATCAACTGACCCTTCCTGCGCAATCCATCTTTGGTGCGGCTGAGAATGGGAAGATGCCCTTGCAGTCATACGCAAAGTTCTTGGGGGGTCATGGTTTGCCAGTAACTGCCGTTGTTACTGAGATGCGTTTTGATACTGCAAGCGCAACACCGCGCCTGACTTTCAAGGCAGTGCGTCCTTTGGAAGCTGAGGAGTTGGAATTGGCTCAGGCAAAAGGCCAATCTTCTGAAGCTAAAGCCGCTGTCGCCGCCACTTCTGCGCAGATGGATGGTGTACGCACCATGGGTGAGCTGACCAAAGAAGAAGATGCCCCTGCGTATGAAAAGATTGCTACCAAAGCAGTCAAGGTACAGGCTGAAGCTGTCGAAGAAACCGCCGAGCCTACCAAGCGCACTAAGAAAGCCGCACCAAAAGATGTGGCTGACATCTTGGACGATTGGGCTGAGTAAGTAAACGGGAGCGGGGAAACCCGCTTTCCAAAGGAGACTGTCATGGACATACTAGAGCTTGCGGAAGAACACGAAGAGTTGTTTAGCAAAGAGTTTTTGAAATGGTTACCTAACAACTTACATGTTTGGGGAGCGTTTTGCGATCAGGCGTTTAAGATCAGATCAAGCGGTTTTAAACACTACTCTGCCCGTACCATCGTGCACTATTTGCGCCATCACTCCGCAGTTACTGAAGCTACGGGGCCTTGGAAGATCAACAACAATTTCAGTCCATATCTTGCACGACTATTTGACAAACGGTTTCCAAATCTTGCTGGTCTTTGGGAATACAGAGAAACAAAACGTGCCAAGTTCGACCACACACCACCATTTACCAACTATGAACAACAGAGGTTATTCCCGTAAATTTGTGGATGCGAACAATAAAGGAGATCCATTTCATGTGGGTGTACAACTTGGTCGCATCTGCATTGAACGGGACATTCCAGTACAAGATGTTGCAGAACACATCGGCGTATCACGGCAAGCCGTATACATGTGGTTCTTGGGGAAAGCAATACCTCACCCGAGAAAACGCAAAGTATTATGGGAACTGCTTAGTCGTTTAACGACCAACGCCGCAACTTAATCCCCCCGCCCAAGGTTTATCGCCAGTAGACCTGAAGGCATTTTTGTCTGTAAAAGAGCGAACAATGACAATACGGAATACCTTTCTCAACGCTGTACTTGCCTCTGAAGGTTTGTACTGTGTGGTTGGATTGAAGAAAGGTGCGCCGAGGCAGACTTTTGTAGAAACGATTGATGAGATTGATGGGGTCGTAGAGGGACTTATTTCTCAGGGGTATGACGCATACTTTGGATGCGCCAAATATCTTTTGGAGACTGAAGGTCGAACAGCAAAAAACGCAAAATGGTTTAAGGCTTTTTGGCTTGATCTAGATTGTGGAGAGAACAAACCACACGACACACAAGCATCTGCATTGGATGCACTCAGACTATTTGTTAAAGCGACAGGACTACCCCGACCCACTATCGTTAATTCAGGACGTGGCATACACGTTTACTGGACACTGACGGAGACCATCGGATACAACGATTGGAAACCAACAGCCGAGGCATTGAAGAAGTTTTGTGCTTCATACAATCTGTCCGCTGATCCTGCGGTCACTGCCGATGCAGCTCGAATTCTGCGTGTGCCCGACACACTGAGCTTTAAAGATAACCCACCGAAACAAGTAGCTGTATTGGTTGAGTCGCAGCCCGTAGAGTTCTCACGCTTCAAGACGTTGATAGGCATGGAAGAAGAGGATGACGAACCTAAAGGTTTGTTTGGCTCTGACGCTCCACCACGCCGCCCAATAGATGCAACCACTCGCGCTTTGATGGGCAACAGCGTATCCCGTTTTGCAACGATCATGCGCAAGAGCGCCGAGGGTGAAGGATGCGCACAACTACTACGTATCTATAAAGAACAAGAGACCGTTGAAGAACCGTTGTGGAGAGCAGGGTTGTCTATTGCAGTCAACTGCGAAGACGGTGAGAAAGCAATCCATAAGATTAGCAATCAACATCCTGAATACGACCCTCAAGAGACGTTCAACAAGGCACATGCTTTATTAGAGAAGCCTTACAAGTGCAATACGTTTTCAAGCATTAACTCTGCACCATGCCAAGACTGTCCGAATAAGGGCAAGATTACTTCACCAATTCAGATTGGCTCACGCATTGCAGAGGCTAAGGCAGAAGACAACATCGTTGTTATGCACAACGCTGTGCTGGAAGAAGAAGTCACGGTTGAAATCCCCGAGTACCCATACCCATACTTTCGTGGAAAAAATGGCGGGGTCTACAAACGAGGTTGGGGCAAAGACGAGAAAGGTGAAGATGAGAAAGATGAGTTGATCTATGAGTACGACTTCTACGTCGTCAAGCGATTGAATGATCCGGACACGGGAGAATCTTTGTGGATGAGGTTACACATGCCCAAAGACGGTATCCGCGAATTCTCCGCGCCGCTATCCAGCGTTTTATCAAAAGACAAGTTGCGTGAAGTCTTGGCGTATCAAGGCGTAACCGCATACAACAAAAGATTGGATTTACTTATGGGGTACATCACTAAGTGGGTGCAAGAACTTCAGCACCTGTCAGAAGCAGAAAAAGCACGTCAGCAGTTTGGTTGGCATGAGGAAGACACCAAGTTCATCGTGGGCAACCGCGAGATCACGGCATCGGGTGTGAACTACAGCCCATCATCAAACGCTACTGCGGAGACCGCTAGTTTCTATACCAAGAAAGGTTCAGTTGCTGAATGGAAAAAGGTTGCCAACATCTACGCCACTGCCGGAAATGAAGTCCGTGCGTTCACACTTTTTGCAGGGTTTGGCTCAGCGTTATACAAGTTCACCAAACTTAACGGCTCTATCATTCACCTGACTAACAACGGCTCCGGTGTAGGTAAGACAACTATTCAGTTGTTGGTCAACAGCATTTGGGGTAGGCCAGTTGAACCCTTGATGAATCAAGAAGACAAGTACTTGGCACGTATGCATCGTATCTCAGTGCTGGGCAATATACCCCCTACTATTGATGAGTTGACCAACATGGCTGACGAGGAAGTCAGTGCAATGGCTTACGCTATCACGCACGGGCGAGGGCGCAATCGTATGCAGTCACAGTCAAACGCAGAACGTAGCAATTCATTGCGCTGGTATTTGATTGCGATTACATCAGGCAACAAAAGTTTGTACGATCAGTTGTACAACCTCAAGGATTTTCCGGAGGGCGAACTGATGCGGGTACTGGAGTTTGCAGTTGCCAAGAACGACAACTTGAGCAAAGCCGAGTCTGATGCGATGTTCAACCCCATGTACGAGAACTACGGTGTGGCTGGGGAGATCTTCATTCGATATGTGATTGCCAATCTACCGGAAGTTCAACGTCTGCTGAATGCAATCCAGCGCAAGTTTGACAAGGCCGCAGGGTTTACACAACGTGAACGGTTTTGGTCAGCAACAGCGGCATGTGCTCTTACATCCGGCATCATCGCCAAGAAGTTAGGCTTACACGATATCGACGTATCAGCAGTCTATAAATGGGCGGTTGAAACTTTAAGCCGTATGCGGGTTGAGGTGCGCTCTGATGGTATGACTCCTTTAAGCCGTATCGGTATGTTCTTGAACGAAAAGAACAACAACATGTTGATTATCAACAGCACAGTGGATAAGCGTTCAGGACTACACGAAGCGCCAATACGGGAACCCCGTGGGGAGCTGATGACGCGCTTTGAACCTGACAAGAAAATGCTCTTCATATCTACCAAAGCCCTGCGGGAGTGGTGTAGTGAGAATCAAATTTCTTACAAGATGCTATGTGAAGACTTGCAGAAGAACCGGATTACTACGGGGGTGATTAAGAAGAGTTTGTCTAAAGGCTCGGACATTACGACTCCCTCGGTGTTTGCGCTAGTGATTGACTGCTCTGTTGCTACTGAACTTGATCCGGAAGTAGAACTTACTACTGATGACAATAACGGCTGATACTGTACCAGTTGCTATAGAATGGCACAAATTTGTAGTGGGTAGCTCCTTCTATATACCGTGCTTAGATCGTCAAGGTATTTCTAATCAAGTTGTTGCCTACGCTAAAGATCGAGGCATGAAAATTAAGTTCCGTTTTGTTTTGGAAAGAGGCACCCAAGGAGTGAGATTCTGGCGGATCACTTAACATTGTGCTAGAGTTCGCCCTAGCAACTTTGTTACTCTCTCCTTTGGGTTGCTATCTCCTTGAACCCCGACTTCGGTCGGGGTCTTTTTTTAATCGCCGTATGCTTCAGCGGCAGCTTGCTTCAGATAGGGAGCCAGTTTGCGGTCAAGCGATACACCTTGGTACATTTCTTGTGAAATACGCTCACGTGCCCTCACCGACTGAGTGATTGTGTTTTCACTAATCTTTAGTTCAGGGTACTTAGCACCAAGCTCAAACAACTTCTCACGTGCCTCCATCATCCCGTCGATGTCACCTTCACGCATCGCCGCATAGTATTTCTTCAGTGCGTTCTTCTCGATGGACTTGATGGCCTTACTCTTCTCGGTCATGTACGCATTTTCTTCGTACTTCTTCATCAGGTCAGCAGGTGCAAAACCAAGCACTTGCATAGCAGAGTTGTAACCATTTACATCCCCAACTGTGTCACCACGCAAAGTGTTCGCACCTTCGGTAAAGTAGCGACCACCCTTCAAGATGTTGCGCAGACTAACGGGCAACATGGCCTCAATACCACGGTAATACTGACCTTCAGCAATCAGGTCTTTACCACGCAAAACGCTGTTGATAACAGAGACTGGTGCACCCCCAAGCGTTTCAATAAATTGAGACACCGCACTTGCACTAGCACTGTCACCTTTTTGCTCTCGCCATATTAAGTCAGTCCAACCCACACGGTCGGCAATGCTTAGATTGGTGAAGTAATTGACTGGGCCTTTGTAGAAGAAGTCCCCAAGGAATTCACGCATGACAGTATCAAATTTATCATCGTCTTCTCCTTGGAACATGTTGTATGCCAACTCAGCAATCCAATACAAGGGCAAACCCTTAGCGCCAGCAAAGAGCGCAGACATGCCGTATATGCCAGCAAGTTGCCTACGAGCCGCTTTGATTGCTTCAAGTTGTTCGCCTGTCGCACCTTTGACGGGGAGTGAGCGCATCATGGTGTCGAACAACATGTAGTACATGCTGAACGCAAACCGCTTAAACACCATCAAAACTTTTCCTATGTCACTCTGACCAAGGCTGGGGCCAGACAGCGTACTACCCGCACCGTGTGAATACTCCACCATTGCAAGAGCTTTATTAATTGCTTTGGTTTGCTTTTCAGCTTCACTCATCTTGGAGTTCTTGAGCTTGCCCATCTCCAAGTCGTAAGCGGCAACGGCTGTGATCTCACGGTTCATGCGTTCGGAATGATGGAACATAAAAGAGCCCACCAACGTAGTGACACGTGCCAGTTTGTTTGTGCTGCCGTAGCCTGATGAATCTTTATTTTCAGCACTTAGCGCATCACGTGCAGTAGAAGTTTGCAAAAGCCCACGAGCTTTCATAGTCTCAATAAGTTCTTTGTACTGAGGAGCTTTGCCACTGTTGACCAAGTTCTCAATTGAAGTCATGGCCTTTTGGTCACTGGCTTCGCCTGTCAGTTCAGTAACTTTGCGTGAGAACCCACTGCTTGTGTAGAGCCTCATGGCGTTTTTCAACGCATCGTAAGAGTTCTTAAAGCCATATTCACCACCAAGTTGCGGGAAGACAATCAACGGGGTTTGCAAAGTTTGCACAGCCGCAGAAGAAATGTTACCGGCAAGGTTGAAATAGAACGCGCCTGTGCTTGCATACTGAGAGAAGGCAGTTAACGTAGGCTTCATCACAAAGTTGCGACGACCTTCAAACTCCTCGATGAGTTCACTACCATAAGTATTGACATCCCCCCGTGCGGAGTTAACTGTTTTTTCCATCTCCCCCACAATGCGTTGCAGTTCAGGGCCATACTGCATGCGTGCTAATTGACGTGCAGTGTTACTACTTACACGGTCAAACACATAAGCGGCGTTGTCTATGTAACCACCGATACCGGTACGCTTTTGGCGGCTTTTGAGAATGCTGGCCTCAGGCATTGACTTAACAACAAGTTGTATCAAGTCGTTAATAGCATCATCGCCTGCACCGTTGTCTTTCATGATTTTCATGATGTCGGCAAGCATTGAACCTGACGGTACTGTTTTAGTGGTCAGTTGATCCGCACGTGAATAGGCATCAATGTTTGTGGCACCTTTGGCTTCAAGTTGTTTACGCGCAAAGTTACGTTCAGCCTCGGAATCAAAGGCTTCTTTTTTAGTGTCCCCGTTGATGTCGTACTGCAACCAGAACGGGCCTTCGCGGAACAGTGGTGCGTAGTGGTCAACACGTATGGTACTTAACTCAAATAAAATCTTTTGGTAAGCAGATGCAGCTTTAGTTTTGTCACCCACCGTAGCCTCGATGTTGCGCTCCAAGGACTTCAAGAACTCCTCATCAAGTTTTTTGTAGGTGGCAAATAGATCGTGGTACAACTTCTGGCCAGTTGGTGTAAGTTTCTTAAACCGCGCATTGAGTTGTTTCCATTCGGCTTCTTTCTCAGGACTGCCTTTGTACTTGCTCAAGTCTGCTTCAGGGTTTACATCTACACGGGTAGAGTCATTCGCCAAGGTAGACCATGTTTGGTACTCGGGGTTTTGCCGGAATTCAGTCAACCGGTTATGCAGTGGGTTCATGGCCTCAAGAAGTTTTTCTTGATAACCCGCCATTTCTTCCACGGTATTTGCAAATCGTTTTGCACTTTCACCTAGATATCTGCTACCAACATCACCCAAAGCAGACAAGTTCAACGACTTGTACATCCCAAACCTAAGAGTTGCGTTAAGTTTTTCTGCGGCTTTCCAAAACCCAACAGCACGCTCAGTGTTCATGACGGGCTGCTTGCGTATTATCTTGTTCATCTTTGTGAACATCTCTTGCACTACATTGGGGTTGTGTAAGGATTGCGCGTACAAAGTTTCACCCGTGCGTTCGGCAGGGGGTGGGCTGATGATGTCGTTGAGCATGCGGTCAATCGCATCCAACGCAGTTTCAGTTTTAGAGGGCAAACGGAGCAACTGACGCACAGAATTAACTAAACGCTCCCAACCAGTGAGCTTCTCACCAGTAGGCTTGAACTCTTTCAAGCGATTACGGAACGCATCATTACTCCACGCCTCGGCAGCAAACTCTTGTATGTCTTGCGCACCATAAGTTCCTTCAGTGCCTTTCTTCATTTGATCGAAGAGATTAGTCACTTGACGGGTAACGGGATGCGATGGGTTGTCCAAAGTGTGGGACATAGTTGCATGTGAGGACTCATGCAAAATCTCGTACTCGGTAGCACCGTCACGCAAATAGATTGTGTTAGTTGCGGGGTCGTACCTAGAAACGTCAGCGCCATACACAAGGTTCACATTGCCAACCAACTTGGACAACTGCTGTGCAAAAAGTTCTGCTGTTTTAGACGAGCCACTGTCTGCCAGTGCTTGTAATGCACCTACCAAGTTGTTGTTCTCCAACTGGTATAGAACTATTGGGTGCGCTTGTGTATGTAATGCAGCGAGATCTGCATCGGCAAACAAGGCCGTTGTGTCAGTGTCAGCTATATCATCCAGATCGCCCAGATCGGATTCCAACTCACGTGCAAGACGTTGTATGCCTTTTTTACGTTGGCCTGCCAAAGTCTTCGTACCTTTGGCTTCTGCAATTTCTTCCAGTGTGGGCGCGTAATCGCCCTCTGCCTCGGCAGCGGCGGCTTCTTCAGCAACTTGTGTTTCTGTACCCTTGCGAATGTCTTGTTCTTTCTGCTGTTTTGCACGTGTCTTGATAGCCCCCCTTTCCCCTGTTTCTTCTTTTGTGTACTGTGCAATTTTTTGATCTAAGAAGGCAACGGCTTTGGGGGACAAATTGGCACGTGCCCATGCTTCGGCGTTCTTAGCGTGAGTACCACCTTGACCTAGGAAAAATGCGGCTTCTTCTTTGGTGTCAAACAGTGGCTCTGGGCCTTGCGGACTTTTTGCAAAGGCTTTCATTTTTGAATTGCGGTAAGCATTGGGCGCAAGCACCAAGTCATTGGCAATAGCATCAAGCGCAAGCTCAGGGACTACCTTGCCAAAATAGGCTTTTGCATCTTTAGCTTGTTGGTCGAGCTTGACCCCACGCTGACCTAGCTTTTGATTTATAACAGGCAGTTCGCCGGACAGATCGGGGCGGTCTAAGATGCCTCGTCGAGCGGTCGTTGCCGTTTGTCCTTGCGCTTCTGCTTGCTCGGTTTCAGTGGTCGTAGTGCCAACTTGGTCTCCTTCTTTAGTCAGTGTAGTGGACTGTTGTCCTTTTCCTCCAGTAGCACTTCCAGCATCCTGCTTAGTAAAAACATCTCCATCTCGTTGAGCTGTTTTAGAGGTTGCGGCAGTTCCATCGGCAGTGGATTTGCCAGCCACGCCAGCGCCTCCTCCACCTGTGGTGGTGTCAGGTCTTGTAACATCAGGGGCTCCAAATGCAAAGTTTCGTGTTTGCTCTTGCTGTTTTTGCTTGGTAGGGGAAAGCGTTTCAGCTTGCATTTCAGCGCGTGCAGCTTTGACTTCTTGCGGATCAAAAGTGCTGATGATGTCATCGTATGCAGCTTCATCAATTGAACCCATGAACTCAGGGTTCTCAAGTGTCTGAATGAACGTGCGGCGACCATCAACAGTCTCAAGGTCTGTGCCTAACAAGGACATACCAACCTGCGAACGGTCAGACACCTTAAGATTTTTTAGGGTGTCAACTGTAACTGGATCTCCGGGAGTGTTTGTAGCTACAGGGCCAAACGCAAAGTCACGTGTAGCTTGTTGCTGAGCGGCACGTTGTTGCTCCAACTCAGGTTTGAACATATCGCCAGTAGTAGGCGGCACGATACTAAACGGAGCGCCACGTTCACCATACCGCGCTTCAATCTTTTTGGCATCTTCTGCGGCTTGCGCAGCTTGAGCAGCAGCTACTTCCTCTTGCGCTTTGATAACTTGTTCTTGCAGGTCAACGTAGGCAGGGGAGTCAGGACGCATCTGATCCATCCGTGCTTGGAGAGCTTTGAGGTTCTCCGCACGTTGGGTGTAGTCAGGTAATCCTGCGAATGTTTCACCAAGTTCAGCTTCACGTTGTTTACGTGCGTTCTCGATGGCAATATCGTACTCAGCTTGCTTCTCTGGCGTAAGAGTGCCAGCCGCTTTCTCAGCTTCATACTGAGCCTTGAGGGCCGCCTCGGCTTCTTTGGTATCACGGAATTCTTTACGGGCAGTCAAACCTTGGCTTGTACCGCTGACAGTGCCAAACGCACCGCCACCGATTGCACCTTTGACAAACGACTCTTTGAAACGCTGGATGTTCTCTGGGCCGAACATGTCTTTAGTGCTACCTGCAACTTGTTCTGCGGCGGCATTGATAGACTCTTGTGCGGCTTCAGTTAAACCTTCAGCCCCTGCGGTCTTAGCGGCTTCTTTGCCAATGTACTTCCACACTTTAGGTGCAGCACCGGAATCTTTAGCCATCTTCTCGATGACTTTCATTTTGCCGTAACCACCCAACTCACCCAGCAGTTTGCCGGGGACAATAGATTCCAATACAGAAGATAGACCACCAGCAAGCGCGGCAATTCCCGGCTCCATCTTGCCGGTTTCTTGTTCAATGCTTTCAAATACTTCGGGTGCGGTTTGTGCAAACGAGCCAAGGTACACACCACCATACATTGCGCGTTTACCGGCGGCCTGTCCTGCTTGTTTAGCAGCGGTCTCGGCGGCAGCACGGCCAGCCATAGACAAAGGGCCAACGGATTGAGCAGCCTTCATTGCACCGGAAGCGGCAAGCCTACTACCTAGAGCACCCGCTCCCACACCGGGGACTAGCGAAGTTAATGCAGTAGAGCCAAGTTCACCTATAGTTTCTGCGCCAAACTGTAAGGCTTCGTATGGGCTTTCAACTTCAGTGTACGACTTGAACTGCGTAGGGTACTTGGCTTGTAACGCTTGGCGTGAAGCATCGGCTTCGCCCAGTTGACGTTGGGCATACTCATCAAATCCAAGCGCAGAACCAACCATAGCAGGGAGCGTGTCCCCTAAAGCGATACCTGTTTCCCCCAACCCACGCATGAAACCCTCTTTTAAGAGGGTGCCAATCCCTACATCCCGCTTGGGAATTTTGAAATCATACTTTTGCGCAAGAAGGCCAACCTGTTTGTTTAATTCTTCGGTAGATATATTGTCATCAAACCGTACGGGGCCAATCTTAGGTAGGGTAATGATCATTGCGGGTTACTCCACAGCTTTCATTGCTTCTGCCCACGTAGGAATATTAGCACCGCCGCCTTGACCAGCAAGCAATGAAGGCAACATATTATCTTTATATCTCAACCATTCTTGATACATAAACTTTTGAGCTTCAATTGGTGCCATTTTTTTGGATTGTGTTTGCGCTTTCTGGTAGTCCGGGCTACTTTGCCATGTGGAGGCGGCTTTAGTTTCTGCTTGCAGTAAAGTTGCTCTAGCCTTTTCGTTACCCGCTGCAATTTGGTCTTTAATAACACCAAGCCTTTCTCGACCTAATTGCAGTTGTGCCCTAGCAATAGCTGCATTTTGGTTAAGTTGGTCTTTTTTAAGCCCTAACTCACTCAACCCTAATATGCCTTGTTGTTCAAGTTGAGTTTTGGCAATTGCACCTTGTTGTTCAAGTTGTAACCGTTGATTAGCTTCAGTGTTACCAAAGTGCCCGGCTTGCAGGGTCAATTGAGTACCAGCGCGTAAATCATCAGCCGCACGTTGGCCTGCTTGTTGAGCCGCTTGGTAGTTACCTTTCTTGGCCGCAACTTTTTGTTGCTCAAAGTTGTCACGTGCATCATCCAGTCTATCTTTAGCAGCACGGTTTGCAGCTTCGCCTTTGATTAGATCGGCGATTCCTTGACGACCTTCATTGCCCAAAGCACCTGCAACAGTACGCTCTTTGCTACCAGCAATGCCAAAGCCTAGGCTCATTAAGTTCAAAGCGCGATTCATTGCCGAGTCTTTTTCAAGACCAGCTTCACGCGCAAGGAATTTTTTTTCTCGCGCTTCGTTGCCGGGTTTGTCAAAGGCTTCGTATACTCCTTGCGCTTCAGTTACTTTGTCTTCAAATACTTTTTTGGTTTTCGCGGGCATGTCTCCAACAATTGCGTTGAGGTCTGTCGGGGCACGACCAGTAGGCAAAGTAAGGCTAGGTAGCGTAGGCATCTTGAAACTACCGGCACCGGAGATTACGGGGGTTGCGGGGACAGCGGCAGGGGCAGCGGCGAGAGCAGGGGCGGGAGCCGCAGGGGGAGTTTTTTCACCAAAAATATTGGCTTTGCTCTGGCCATATGGGATGATAGGAGTAGCCACAGACGTTACAGCAGATGGAAGCGCAGCAACCCCCATAGATCTACCCATTGCTCCAGCAGGGCCACCAGTTATTCCACGTTCAACGTTGGATAGAGCATCTTGTGCTTCTTTAGCGGCAGCTTCTGCGGCGGCGTATCCTTGTGGGTCTAGTTGACGTTGGCGCAAACCATAGGTGCGTAACTTGGCAATTGTTTCTTCAACACGTTTTCTTTCACTTTCACCTGTACCAACTAGACCTTGACTTTGATAACGCTCAACAGGGCCACCTTCTTTAAATCTGAACCCACTAAAGACATTTGATATGCCACCTGTTAAACCGGATGCAAGACTGGTTGCAGCGCCGGGAAGGTTGCCTTGCAAGAACTGACTCCCAGCGTTTGCATAATCAAACATTGGGCCTACAAGATAAGATATTCCTGAATCTATTGCGGCTCTGGCTAGGTCATTGCGACCGCCACCGCCACCGCCACCGCCACCGCCACCGGTGTTAGCCGGAGCACGAGCAGCTATCTCATCTTGAGCCGCTCGAGTAAACGTAGCCAGTTCATCATCATCAACCTCATCGCCAAACCTTTCTCCCCAGTATGCAGCGCCTCCAAGATCAGGGGCACGGTTTAAATACTTTTGATATAAACCAGAAATGTGAGCCGGAGTACGAGCAATCAACTCAGGGGCTGCACTAGACGTAAAACGCGCTACGTCTTCAGCATCAATAGTGTCACCCAAAGTCGCAGTCCAATGCTCCAGTGCTTCTTTGCTTTCAGGCTCACGCCCAAGAATATTGCGGTACAAATCTGTTGCTGTTTTGTACTCTGTTGGGGCAGAGGCATTCTCAGCAAGGCGCCTCACCGCACCGCCAATACCGTAACCAACAGGTCCACCTTCTTCAAACGCAATGATGCCGCCACCTGCATAGGACTGGGGTAGACCAGAAGGTAGGTTGTCTATACCTGAAGACTCCGCTAAAACTTGTTCTGCAATAGGCGGTTGATTTTGTGCCATAGGCATGGCTTGAGCTTCTTTTTGCTCTTGTATTCTCTCTTGAATAATAGGAATGCCAATGTAAGCGGGAATAATCCCATTTTCCACGCCCTGTCTAAGTTGTTGTAGTGAGTACTTAGCCGGGTTAGCCAATATTTTTTGTGCAATGCCTGCCATAGTTATGCTCCCATCACATTACGTAGAGCCAAAGAGTCAATACCTTTAGGCTCGCGGATGACACCGCCTTTTTTCCTATTCAGTGCGTTAAGCAAACCCGCAGCACCAACACCGGCTGTACCCAAACCAATCGCTTGATTCATGATCGTAGGTTGTGCTTGATACTGAGTTACAGTTTGGCCGGGTACAGCGTAACCACGAAGCAGTGCGTTGTACTGATTAAATGCCTGCATCGGCGCTTCTTGTGCTTGCGCGTAGTTCTGAATAGCTTGATTAATGATCTGTTGCTTCTGAGCTTGTTGTTGTCCACCGATCTGATTCTGCAATCCCAAGATGCCAGTCTGAGCGCCCAGTTGCGCCGTACCAATATTAGATAAATTGGCGGCTGCTTGATTGGCTAAGTTATACCCAGCTTGTGCACCAGATACGCCTTGGAGTCCGACCTGCGCACCCTGCATGCCTTGGCCTGTACCAGCCAGTTGACGATCCACGCCTTGAAGCCCAGCTTGAGCACCTTGGATACCCAGACCAGAACCCTGCATGCCGCCTTGTAGTCCTTGCAGTGCAGTACCAATACCAGACAAGCCAAGTTGGCCACCTTGGAGTGCAGTGCCAAGCCCTTGTTGCGCCCCTTGAATACCTTGCAATCCCAGTTGTGCGCGTTGGCCGATATTGGCTTGGGCTTGTTGATAGGCTTGTTGTAGACCTTGGGCACGGACGGCATCCATTTGAGAGGCAAGTGCGCGGTTAGCTTCAGCATTCTCAATAGCCTGACGTGCACCACCAAACGCACCGGCTCTAGCGGATTGAGCTTTGCGGCTTTGGGCGGCAATATCAGCTTGGCGTTGTAAGCCTTGCAACTGAACATCAGTTACTGCTTCTTGATATGGTGACATGTACGCTTGGTACGTGCCGGGGCTTGTCGCCATCTGACCATACATATTGCCTATATTTGCTGCTTGACGGGCATAGTCTTCTGCTTGGCTTGATACGTTGCGGCCATACTCCTCCGCACGTAGACCCATTTGGCCGATATCAGCAGCTTTAGCGCCATATTGCGCACCTTGTCGGCCATAACCAGCACCCATATCACCGTAGTACTGACCACCCTGTATGCCCAGTCGCTGACCCAATTGGCCAGATTGAAACCCCGCATTGCCGTAACCATAGGCACGTCCAGCGGAATCAAGACCTCCTTGAGCCGCAGCGTTGGCATAGCCCGTGGCCTGATTGAACTGATCGGGCATTTGTAAGTTGGCTGCATTAGCTTGTACCTGCCGCTGTAGAGGGCTAAAACCAGCAACGTAATCCTCTGGTCTGACGCTGTACGGAGTGAACGGCCTAGTACCTGTAATGTTGTAGGTTCCGTCTTCATTGCGTTGCGTGGTAAACAACTGTTGCGTTGCACCGCCAAGCAACGTCTCCACTTGGGGACGCAGATACTCAGGGATATTGGACTGATTAACCGTTGTTGTTGTTGGAGCGCCGCCACCACCACCCATAATATTCTCCTTAAACCAGTGTTTCCACTAGCGTGTTGCGCGGCTCGAAACCGGCACGTGACAAAAGGCGTACCATAGATTCCCGGCAGGATGCCTGTATCTTAGTCGCACCATGAAGTTTTACCAAAGCCTTTAATTGTTCTAAAAGCTCTGAATTTGCAATAAATTTACCACCCGTAGTGGTTACAAACGCCACTCGATGCAAGGGATAATTAAGGAAAGAAACCGTCATTGCCCCATGTATTTCGCGTTCTTCATCCACCGCCACCAAAAGTAACCACTGCCCGCTGGTGACAAAACCTTGAACATGGGAAAGGTTATATCCATTGGCCCACTCAGGAAATTCTCCACCCTTGTCAATCGCTTCTTGGATATAGCCTTCCACCATAGGCCAAACTTGCTGGACATGAGTAATATCAACAGAATGAACAGTTAAGGTCATTCAGAATCATCCAGTAAAGAAGCAATCCCACCTTCAGCACGGCGCATCACATTGGGTGTACCGCGCATTTGAGAAGACCTGCCCACAATAGCTTGGCTTGGCCCATAGTTAGGCTGCGTTGGCGGCTGGTAGCTAAATGGTGATTGATACTGATTTGTGTAAGGATTAAATGGGGTTTGCGTTTGGGGCAGAGGTTGTCGTGCGTAACCCCTACCAAAGTCCGCACCACTGTAACCAGTTTGATTTTGCAAAAACTGACTATATGCCGGATTGCTCTGGTCTTGCCGCGCTTGATTAATAACATTATTAAACGTGTTAAAAAAATTTTGCGGGGTAAGGCTACCAGAAGCCAATTGGTTTTCCCAATATTGCCGACCACCCTGATCAACTTGATTCATTTCACTGCCAGAACCATATCGCCCAACACCAGCATAGGCACTGTCTACCAGACTACGTGGCGTAATAGGTGTGCCGTATTGACTTACGCTCAATGGGTTTGTTGTAGCGTAGTTAGTGTACTGTTGCTTTTGGATAGGCTGAAAGAACTGAGCCGAGCCCGTCATAGGCCTGCCTGTATGAGATTGCATCCCAGCAGCCTGAACCATTTGGTTCCAATATTCGTCGCCTTGTTTGCCAATTGCGGTATCTGCGGAAGAACGAATCTGCTGATTGTTAAACCCTTGACCTAATAAATCATTGTAGGCAATTGCGTTTTGGCTCATGGGCTGGCCTCTTGTTGACATTAACGTGTTGTACCCTCTCTCGGTATTAACACCCAAATTAGCCCAAGGTGGAGGAGGGGGAGGAGGGGGAGCGAGATCACCGGCAACACCACCACCGCCACCACCAAACATACCGCCCGGATAAAGACGAATACCTGCTTGATATCCGCTATGTTTACTTGGGATGATCATGTCACTACCTTTATGCAGGCACGTATTTACGTGGGTTAATTTCCCGACCTTGTGCTGCACGGCCAGTGCGGTCTTTGCGAACTTTGTTCATCATGGCATACAACTGCTTAGCGCCTGCATCAGTAGAGCCATTACCAAGATGGGAAACCACGTCGGCTGGCACCACAAACTCGCCTTCGGCTAAACGTGCAGGGCGTTTGCCAGAAATACTTGCAGGGATGCTATCGGACATGCCGTCTCCGGGGCCTTTAAGCATGCGGCCACCATCAGAGTAGCTACCCAAATCGGATATGCCGCCTCTGGCCATAGGTTGGTACATGGGCTCTTCACCCACCATGCGGTCATAACCACCAGCAGCCAAACTAGCAATACCACCTTCAGCCATAAATGAAGGGCGGAATACATCTGGGTTATATCGAAACCGCTTTAACGGGCCATCGTATTCTTCATTAGGCGGTTTAAATTCTTCTCTAGACCCCAAAGCACCCGCCAAACCAGCCGCACCTAGTTTGTACTTGTTATCCAAGATGTACTGGGTAGGGTTTTTAGCGATACTTTGCATGCCCTCAAAAAACGTAGGGGATGGGGTTGCATTTGGAAGCGCAGTCGGAACCGCAGTCGCGTTTAGCGAAGCCGTATGAGCTACAGTTGGAAGCATGTTAGTAGCACCAGCGCCAGCATTAGAAAGAATCGCGCCCTCCGCAGCAGCAGGAGCAGCTCCCCCCAAAGCGCCACTAATACCAGCTCCAGCACCGCCGGTGATACCGCCCAGCAGCGCGCCTTTTAAGGGATCACCTCCAGTTAGTGCGGATGCACCGCCGCCAAACGCTGCGCCTATCAGTGCTGCTTCACCAATTCCACCTCCAGCCATAGTGTTCTCCTCAGTTACATTTCATTTTAGTGCTAAGGGGTCACCGTGCCAACTGCTGCGGACCCAGAAACACCAGTTAAATTGCGAGTTATTGTGCCCCCAACAGGCCCAACACTGCCTACCGCCCCCGCGCTTTGTATCCCAAGCAACTCAATAGGCACTTTAATACGCAGCACATTTGTGCCTGTTCGTATCGTACCGCCTTGCGTATCCCTGTAGACATCCCCTATACGTAGGTTGTCGTAATCCGCATCTGTAGGCAGCGTACGTATATCAAGATTTAATGCTGCTAAGTTTAACTGCTGAACCGTATTGATGTTGTTGAAAAACAATCGAATCACGTTACTGAACGCGTTCATGTACGCCACATCATACTCGGCAGGGGCTTGCGGAATATTTGGCGACGAGCGGTTTTGGAGCATCGACATTTATCTACGCCCGTCAGCTTTGATGTCGAGTCTAGGAGCGCCCAGTTGCCATGTCGTACCAATCTGATCTGATGAAATCTTAAAAATCATCTGACGACCACGAGCGCGGGTATAGATAATCCCCGTGTACTCTTCGGTAATTACGTAGTTGGAGCCTTTGGTTACGTTAGCCGCAGCCGTATTGCCAGTGCCAGACCCTGAGCTCTGCATAGGGTACAACGTCATAGTCACCGCAGGTGTGGGAGAAGTATCCGACCCTGTAAACGTCAAGTCAGGAACAATACGCCATACATAACCAAAGTTGTGGCCGTCACCAATATCAAACTCAGAAGAAGAAATATTGGCAGTCAACGCAGTTTGCGTACCCAACACATAAGAATCTACGCCATCTTCATGCTGCACCAATTCGCTATCGTACGTAGCGGCAACAGGGCGGGGCAACAAGCCAGAGTCCAACCAAGCAGAACGTCCTAAGTTACCGTAATACCATACGTTTTCTACGTAGTTGTAGATCACATAGCGGTCGCTTGAAATTGCATCTGCCGAGCAGTAGAACCACCAGACTTCATTGAAGCCCTCATTGGTTCCCGCATAGACTTGTTGAGACTGCAAAATGTTGAAGTCGCTAAAAACATAACGGCGCAAGTCGCAGTTCAATGTTTGCACACGGCCATCGTATTTATAGAACTTGTCAATACCCATCCAGTACACCGCACCGGAAGCAATAACAGCGGCATTGGGGCCAACGATAGACACGTTGTCAGCAATTAGTTGGGCAGTCCAAACAAAGGGTGGGCCTACGTACTGCAATGAATAGAGAGATGAATCGGTAAACACCACAATCTCTTGGCGCGACTGAACGGCTGTAACGATGGATGAGCCGTGAGAGAGTTGCAAACTACCCGCTTGGTTGGTAGCTTGAGGTGTCCATGTGAACGGGTCTTCTTGGTCTGACCAGCGGATCAGCATGGGGTTTAAGGTAGTACTGCCATAGTCATTCGTGCCAAACACCAAAACAAAACGACTGGCATCCGAAACAATAAGAAAGTTTTGGAATAGTGGTGTGTCGTTATCCCCAGCGTCTGCCAAGTCAATGCCCCGTTGGGATATACGCTGAATGCCTGATTGGCCACCTGATGTAGTAATTGGTGTGCCGTTAATAGATGTGGACACATTGAATGTGCCACCTGTGGAGTTCACGACAAAATAGACCTGCCCCACAGTTAAACCAGTAGGCAAAGCGCCTGTCGATGTAAACGTGATCGTTGTGCCATCAGGAAACGAAAACCCAGCAGGCAGCGTAATAACACCGGGAGCTGCAATAGATATGGTGATCTGAATAGGCGAAAAACCTACGTTGGCGTTCCAGTAGTAGACGCCTTGCCCACGTGGCCCGTAGATTAGGTCTTCACCAAAGTTTTGCTGATTCCACAACTGCAAGGAAGTAGAGCTGCTCGATCCAATACCCCAAGTGCCGCCGCCCCATGTACCGCCGCCCCAGCCAATCAAAGGAATCTGATAAGACGGCCCAGTATTAGTTTCGTACTGCGTTACGACCGTACCGCCGCCGGGAGAGCCAGAAACGTCTGTAGCGTTTGCAGTAGCGGATACCGTAATGGAGTAAGTGTTGTTATTAATAAAGGTAATTTGGAATGTATTTGCAAGCACTGCCGCAGTGATGTTGCCACCAAGTCCTACGATACCCGCACCGCTATATGTAACAAAGTCACCCGCTACACAACCGTGATTTGCGTCAGTAACCGTAACAACCGAAGAACCTAAAGTGGCCGTGAACGGATTGGTTAGCGTGATTGTTTTACGGATGGGAGTGATGTCGTAGTACAGGCCCCCACTCATGATGTAGAACTTGAGGTTTGTGCCAACACCCACTAGGTTTAACGCCGCAAGGGTAATCCAGTTCCACAGAGAGCGACAAATTCCAAGGAATACGCCACCTGCAAACGGAGTCCAGCCGCCAATCTTTTCGGGATTGCCCTGACGAAAACGAATCTTGTCGCACTCATACCAGCCGCCTTCAGTGGTATAGCGCGTGTTCTCCCGGTTAACCCCGGGCTTGAACAAGAATTTTTGTAATGGCATGGGCTGTCCTATGAAAGAAACACAGCCCGCTCATCAATCCGACGGTTTTGCAGGCCTTTGAGTATTTTGCCACCAGCCATGCAGTACTTCAACAATTCTTCCGCAGCGCCTTCCATATCGCCCCGAAGAGCCTTCTGACGGAGGGTGCTTCGCTGTAGTGTGCCCAGACCAACATTAAAGCTAAAAGAAACAAGAGCATCGAACTGGCCTTGGGTAAGGGCAACGGGAACAAACTTTGCAACACCCCGTTCAAAGCGATCCAAGTCTGCACGTAGTATTCCATCTACCTCTTCCATTGAAAATTTGCGGTCATCCTCTGGACGCAGAGGAAAGCCATCGCGGTCGTCTATTTTGAGTTTGCCTTGCTCAGGATAAAGAACGTGGCCCACACCAATCGTCCAAAGCCGCGCCGGACAGCGGTATGGCTTTTGTCTCACACCCTCATGGTGTGAGATCATCTTGATGGCTTTGGGGCTGACGTTCATTTGCCAAAGGCACGGCCACCAAAATGGAATGCAATTATCGAGGCAAACAGAGTCTGGGTTTCGTTATCCCAAAGCTGCTCAGCCAAATTCTCAAAAGACACGCCAGAACTTATACCATGCCATGCAAGGGCAACATCTATCGCCACTAGCAAGAAAAAGAACCCGTAAGTAATAACGGGCCTTACTGAAGCTCTTAGGTTGCGCATCCATTGTGAGGTTCCCTCATTCAGGCTGGTATCGTGGGCATAAATAGCTTGCATCTCTGCTTGCTGTGCGCCGATTAGAGCTTGTTTTTCTGACGATTTTGTTTCAATCTCAAGTTGTTCTGAGCGAATGTGTTCCACACGTTCTTGAGCTTCAAACCCTGCTTTACGCAGTTCTAGCTCACGTTGAATCTGCATTTGAGCCAAGGCAAGCTCATGCTTCTTGTCAGCGCGGTCTTGGAAAAAGTCCAGCAACTTGGGCAAGCCGCCCATCAGGAAAGAGACAATCGTGGAAAGTAAAGTAATCATTTTTTCTCACAAGTATGTTTAGCACGCTCTTCAAGAATGGCAATCTTCTGACGGTTGTACTGGATGTCGTCACGGTTCTTTTGAATTTCAGAAGCTAAATCTTGGCGTAATCTTTCACGCGCTAGTTCGGCACCTGTATTGACCGCCTGTTTGTTGTCAGACGTAACCACTAAGCTAATTTTGCTGTTCAGGATGGTAACCTCATGGCTCAAATTAGACAGCGCGTTCATAAGATATACAACGCAACTAAAAAGCAGCGGCAGAATGGCAAACGTGATCTTTTCAATCAACGCGCTTTTTGCGGATTCTTTTTGTTCGTCAGCCATCTAATTCACCCACCAAAGGCAACGACTGCCATTGGCGCTTCTGAAAACGAACCCTCAGCAACAACAGGTGGAGCTCCGCCGCCAAACGAGGCGCCAACAAATGCTAAAAGTATTCCACTCATATCACAGCCCCACAGTTAAAATTGCGATATCGTCGGCAACAAACACAATATTGATCAACGCCCGTGAAGGAATCTCAAAGAAATTCTTGTTCTTGGCCATAGCCGACCGGTAGTTGTTGGCCACCTTGGATTCCAATGTTGTGAACTTGTCCGTATTGTTGAACAACACAAGGATTTCGCCCTGTTTAAACACGTTGTCAGGCAGCGTCACAACCGTCAGAATATCTAGCCTGACGATCTTTCCAAGATGTTCTCTTGCTAAGTTCATGGCTTGGGATACTTTGCTTTAACCGCAGTAATCTTTGCAGCCATTGCCGTCATAGCATCCCCACCCTTCCACATTGCATCCAACTGGTCTGCAAGCGTAGGATACTCAGCCCGACGGCTTGCATAGTAATCAGGATTGTCAGCACGAACAATCTCAGACTTATCAATGGCGACAGTCTCCGTACCGTCGATACCTTCAATCTCGCGTGTCTTGGGTGTTAGGGCAGCCCAAGCAGCTTCTTTGGCATCAATCTCAGCCTTGACGCGAGTCTCCGAATCCGCAATATAAGTAGCCAGATCAGTGTTAGGCGGGACAAACGTCATCCAGTCATAGGTCTGACCGTTGTGCTCAACCTTCAAAATAGCGATGGCGCGGTCTTCACCTGCTACGCCAGACTGTAAACCTTCTAAGGAAATCATTTAACTGCCTCCAATCTAAAGTTTTTACCCGGATGTTGCCCCGTTACTGGCAAAATTTTGATGTCTTTAAAGCCAACCGACATACACAAATCCGCTAACGACTTAGGTGTGTAGCCCCACAGATGTGGAGACAAAGCACCCTTTTCCTGCGTCTCAGGCGTAATACGGTCTACGTGAGCGCCATAGATGCACATTGCCGTCATATGCTGATCTGCACCGTCTTGCTCTAAATAGTCTTTACACAGCCCAGCAAGGTCGGGCGTTTCCATCACCAGCATACCTCCATCCTTTAGCGTAGCCAGCCACTTCTCTAAAACTTTAGGAGCGCGATGCTGGGGGATATGCTCAATCACATGGCTGGCAAATATCTCGTCAGCGCACTGCTCTGGCAGGTCTAACTTCATGATGTCTTGCTTGATGTCGGCTGTATCGCTGTGCATATCAACGCCAAGGTAGCCGGGCAGACGATCACGCCCACAGCCCATATTGAACTTGATTGGTTGGCCTTCTTCTAACAGCTTGGCAATGACAGACTTATAACTACCTGTACCTTCAGGCAGACGATCAGCCCAGCGACGGTCAATGAACTCTTTGTCATCCAACGTCAAAGGACGGGTTGGCTTGATGTTTGTGTAATAGTTCTTCAGGTCTACGGATGGGTGCGCCGTGTACATACCGCTTGCCAAGTCCATGTGCAGGCATTGAACATCGGTGTTAACTAAGAGCTTTGTGCCGCGCTTGTGCAGGCGGTGGACAAAGAAGTTGTCTTCCCCAATGAAAGGAATCTCATCGTTGATGTTGTTGCCGATGCAGGTGAACGGCAGGTCAGGTTCTTCTTCTTTCATCTTCTTCAGCAATGAAATAGGAATCATCATCACATCCATGCCGGTTTGCCACGCCTCAATCAGTTGGCCGGGGTCTACGTTGGGGATGGTGATCCAGTCGCCATTGCGTATCATGATCATCGCGTCAGAGCATTTGATGTAGTACACACCAGTGACCACTGCGTCTGGGTTCTTTTCTGCTGTCTCATGCAGCACCTTAAAGCCATCATAGGGCAGGACGGTATCCTCACCAATGAACAGCATGTACTTAGCGCCAGAGTTCAGTGCTTGCTCAATCAAGTAGTTACGTGCAACGTCAACTTTCTCACCACCGATATGCACAAAGCCGTGGGAGAAACCCATCAGGTCAATGTGCAAGCCGTCATAGCCATCAAAATTCTGTGCTGCGGTTTCTTCCAAGTTACGGCGTGGTTGTGCAATCAAGACGTAGGGGGCAATCGTCTTTGATTCGTCGTAAATCTCTTGCATCGTGGCAATGATCTTGTCTCTGTTGTACACGGGTTCTCCTTGCAGTGGTGGTTAAAATTTATTGAAAAAAGGACTTAAAGCATAACCTACTTTTTGCTGTACGTTTGTGGAGATTTTTTGGCCTATGTCTGCATTAAATAAAACAAAATATATTTCACCATTAGGCAAAAGCACTCCGCCAGAATATGCTTGAGCAGATGTAAAAATTAATGAATAAGTAGAAACAACTCCAGCAGCAGATACTTTTTGACCCACAGACGCTTGGTGTGGAACAAAATGAATATCCCCATTCGGAGCAAGCACACCGCCTCTATATCGCAAAGTTGCTAACTGAGTATTTGCCAAAGAATAGGTAGAAACCACTCCCGCTGCTGATACTTTTTGACCAAAATTTGAACTGCTTGGGACAAAATGAATATCCCCATTAGGAGCCAAAACTCCGCCAAAGTAAGCTTGAGCTGTTGTGTAAGCTAATGAATATGTAGAAACTACACCTGCCGCTGATATTTTTTGACCCCTATTAGCAGCCTGAGGAACAAAATGAATGTCACCATTAGGAGCTAATACTCCTCCTGAATAAGCATTGCCAATTATATAAACTAGGGAGTAAGTGGATACAACTCCCGCCGAGGATACCTTTTGACCCCTATTAGCAGAATGCTGTATAAAATGAATGTCGCCGTTAGGCGCTAGTACGCCACCTTGATAAGCTTGAGCTGTTGTATAAACCAAAGAATAAGTAGAAACCACGCCTGCTGCTGATATTTTTTGTCCTACCGGAGCGCCATAAGGAACAAAATGTATATCACCGTTAGGGCTAAGAACACCTCCAGAATAAGCGCCAGTGGTCGTGTATATAAGTGAGTAAGTAGAAATCACCCCATTTATAGAATTTATTTTTTGCCCTCGATTGGCAAAATAATTAATAAAATGCACATCTCCATTAGGAGCTAAAACTCCGCCTTGATATGCTTGGGCTGCCGTATAAACCAAACTAAACGTACTTACAATCCCATTGGTACTGTTGTTAGCATACGGCACACCATTCACTACACCTGCATCTAGCTGCTTCTTCAGGTTTAGCCACGCTACTAAGTCAGTGCCTACTGAGCTATTGTCAGCCGTTGGTACAGTGCCTAGCGTGTTCTCTGATGGGAATGTAACGAATACAGTTTTAGTGCCAGCAGCAAAGTTGACAAGAGCATTGCTGTTACTTGATTCAAATGGTGAACGCGACAGCGTAGTACCAGACGCAGTGTATGTTCCGATACCTACTTCCCAGTTTGTTCCGTCAGTGATGCAGTAATACGTATCGTTGCCGTTACCAATAACTGAGAAATCTTGAAATCCAGCAACAGCCGCGCCCAGCGTGAACGTGCCAGTACCCGTCGTTGTGCTGGTTACTTTTACTCGGTCTTTAACGACATACGCCATGATGATCCTTAAAACTTATTGAGGTATGAACTAAGGCAGGTATCTAAGCCAAAGGGAATGGCAGGGCAGGTGGAGATTTTTTGACCTCGGTCGCCATTGGCATTAGGCACAAAATATATTTCTCCATTTAATGTTAGAACACCACCACCAGATGCGTTTGCTGCTGTATAAACCAAAGAGTAAGTAGAAACCACCCCAGAGGTTGATACTTTTTGCCCTCTGTCTGCATTGTGAGGAACAAAATAAATGTCTCCATTGGGAGCAAGTACCCCACCAAAATATGCTCCAGCAGACGTTACAATTAACGAGTATGTACTTACAACACCCGCCGCTGATATTTTTTGACCCCTTTCTGCATTTCGTGGAATAAAATGAATGTCACCATTAGGAGAAATGACACCACCCCGATAAGCAGTTGACCTTGTATAAGCTAAAGCGTATGTTGAAACTACACCCGCAGCAGAAACTTTTTGCCCTACGTCCGCACTTAAGGGAACAAAATAAATATCCCCATTAGGAGCTAAAACGCCACCGTGATATGCATTAGTTTTTGTAAAAACTAGGCTGTAAGTAGATACAACGCCAGCAGATGATATTTTTTGACCTCTATTTGCAGAATCAGGAACAAAATGTATATCACCATTGGGAGCTAAAACACCGCCTGAATAACCTCCTATTACTGTATAAACTAAACTGTATGTAGATACAACACCAGACGCAGATATTTTTTGCCCTATGCCTGAAAAAAAAGGAACAAAATGAATATCCCCATTAGGAGCTAAGACACCCCCGGAGTATGCGTTACTGCGAGTGTAAACTAAGCTATAAGTGGAAACTACTCCAGAAGAATTTATTTTTTGGCCTACTACACCACTGTAAGGAATAAAGTGAATATCACCGCTAGGAGATAAAACGCCACCCTCATAAGTGTCGAACCCCGTATAAACCAAACTAAACGTACTAACAATGCCACCCACACCATTGTTATTAAACGTCACACCACCGTTGACACTAGCCTGTATGTTCTTCTGGAAATTGTTAAACGCTACTTGATCTGTACCAATAGACGAGTTGTCCCCTGTGGGCGCTGTTCCTTGTGTATTGATAGCTGGCTGTGGCACAAAGACATTCTTAGTACCTGCGCCCCAATTAACTAACGCATCGCTGTTGCTGGACTCAAGCACCTGTGTACGGGCTAGGGTTGTACCGCTAGAGGTATACGTGCCAATGCCCACCTCCCAATCAGTACCGTTGGTGATCGTGTAGTACGTGGTGTTACCGTTACCTATGCTAGAGAAGTCCTGATAGCCAGCAGTAGCCGCGCCCAGTGTAAACGTACCTGTGCCTGTAGTGGTGCTGGTTACTAATATGCGATCACGGATAACGAATGTCATAATTAGAATTTATTAAGGAATGAACTCAGACATACGCCGAGACCTAATGGCTGACCGGGATTCGTGGAGATTTTTTGGCCTCGAACCCCTGAAACTGGAATAAAGTAAATGCTGCCATCAGGAGCTAGAACTCCTCCGGTATAAGCGGAAGTTGTTGTATAAACTAAAGAATAGGTTGAAACTACACCTGCCGCAGATATTTTTTGCCCACGGTTAGCGTTAACCGGAACAAAATGAATATCTCCGTTGGGCGCTAAAACACCACCAGAGTATGCGCCACTAACCGTATAAACCAATGAGTATGTACTAACAACGCCAGTTAAAGTGTTTATTTTTTGCCCTATGGCAGATTGTTGAGGAATAAAATGTATGTCACCATTTGGGGCAAGAACTCCACCATAGTATTGATTTGCATTTGTTGTATAAGCAAGCGAATAAGTTGATACTACTCCAGCCGCCGAAATTTTTTGTCCTCTGTTTGCAATACGAGGAATAAAATGTATGTCACCATTTGGCGCTAAAACACCACCAGAATAGGCATTGTTTGTTGTATAAACTAAAGAATACGTAGAAACAACACCTGCTGCGGATATTTTTTGACCCACTGGTGCGGTTTGAGGTACAAAATGAATGTCACCGTTTGGCGCTAAAACACCTCCCCAGTACGAATCATTTGTTGTATAAACTAAAGAGTATGTAGAAACTACACCTGCTATAGATATTTTTTGACCCACCTCACCACTAAAAGGAACAAAATGAATATCCCCATTGGGAGCTAATACGCCGCCAAGATATGCTTCTACAGCCGTGTATACCAATGAATAAGTTGAAACTACACCTGCTATAGATATTTTTTGACCTCTGTTTGCTCCATTAGGCACAAAATGAATGTCACCATTAGGGGCTAATACACCGCCTCGGTATGCACCACCATCTGTGTAAACCAATGAGTATGTACTCACCACCCCATTGGTACTATTATTCCCAAACAGCGCACCACCTGTTACACCACTTTGTAGCGCAGCTTGAAACGCAGACCAGCCTGATAGGTCAGTACCTATGCTGCTGTTATCACAGTTAGGCACACCACCTGCTGTAGCCGTTGATGGATAACCTACAATCACATCCTTAGTACCAGCGGCAAAGTTTACTAGCGCATCACCGTTGCTAGACTCAAAGACTTGTGTACGCGAGAGAGTCGTGCCAGAAGCCGTGTACGTCCCAATTCCAGTTTCCCAATTGGTTGCGTCAGAGATTACATAGTAAGTTTGCTGCCCGTCGCCAATGACCGAAAAGTCTTGAAAGCCCGCAGCCGCAGCGCCAAGCGTGACCGTACCCGTACCAGTCGTCGTGGTCGTGGTCTTAACTCGGTCTTTGAGAACTAATGCCATTCTTAGCTCACATTTCCAGTAACTACACAGGTCGTGCCAGTAACAAACAGGATGTTAGCCACACCGCGAGTTGCAACGCTAATTGTAGCCTTATCTGCGTCAGTTCCAGCAATATAGGCGTTTGTGATCGTCATCGTCATTGTAATAGAGCCACTTGTATTGTTGAAGATAATGATGGCATCCCCTGTGGCAAAGGTGGAGTTAGGAACTTCAATAGATCCGCCTGTGCCTACTTCAATGACCTTTCCCACGTCTGTCGTAGCTAATGTATAACTTGTCGTCTTAGCCGCTCCTGATTGCGGGATGTTTAGGTAGCCAAGGGAGAAAGTGCCAGAAGGAAAAGTAGCGTTAGTGGTTGCTGTCAGAGTTCTTGTGTAGGCAAAGTTACCAGAGCCTGTCACAGTCATAGCCGCATTGTTTGATACGCCCGTACCGCCATTGGTGGCTGGGAGCACACCAGATACGTCTGACGTCAAAACTACCGGGTTACTGACAATCTTCACAAAGTCAGAACCGTTCCACGCAACCAGTGCGCGAGTACCAGAGGAGATGGTGACGCCAGTCGTTGGGCCAGAGCCGCGAACAACAATAGACCCAGTACCCGCATTGATAACTACATAGGCTTTAGATTGCGCAGGGGCTGTAATGTTTCGAGTTGTAGCGCCGTTACTGGCTGTCCACAAGATGATTGCATTACGCGCTTGGTTGGCCGCACCGTTGGTCGTGGAAAGAGTTACATCCGCATCGGCTGAAAGCGTGGTCGTACCAGCAACCGCCGAATCAATTAAACCAGTGATGGAGTCATTGACCGTAGTGCCCCACGTACCTTGCAGGTCACCTGTGGTCGGCAGAGCCAGACCAAGGAGAGGAGAGAAATTGGTTACTGCCATATCGTTCCTTTAAATAGCCAGAATCCGCATTGCTTGCGCATAGGATTTTGATGCGGCGGTTGATGTTTGGAATGTAGGTGCTACACCCGTGCCGTTTGATGTAAGCAACTGACCTGCTGTACCATCATTAGTAGCGGCCACAGCGTACTCTGATGGATACGTTACAAACACATCTTTTGTACCGGCTGAGAATGAAAGAGCCGAGGGCTGAGTTCCCGCGCTGTTAGATAAAACTGTAGTGCGGGCAAGCGTGGTGCCAGACGATGTGTACGTGCCAATACCCACTTCCCACTCATTACCCGTTTGACCCGCAATGGTGTAGTAGGTTGTGTTGGCGTTACCAATTACGGCGAAGGATTGAAACCCTGTAGAAGCACCAAGCAAAGTCACTGTCCCCGTACCAGCCGTGGTTGTGGTTTCTTTTACTCGATTTGCTATCACAAGTGGCATGTTGCGTCCTTACTCATGCGTCTTCTGTTTCGATCAACACCCAATTGGCAGTATCGGAATCATTTATATTATGCCAGTCCGGAATCTGATTGTCATCAATTGTTGTCCAGAAGTAGTTGGAAACATTTCCTACAAACCCCCGCGCCAGTACGCCCGATAGTCCATTGATGTGGATAACGCCAAACGTACCAACAAGTCCCCTAGCCTCTACGCCTGTCAGGGCGGGGGCACCGACAGGGGACACATTCCCAACTTGCCCGCCAATGAACGTTGTATTAACCGGGCCTTCACCCCAACCGTACTCGCCCCATGTACCCGAACCCCAGCCGCCTTCCGTGTTAAGTCCATTTTCATGCAAAACACCGGTAGTGCCAAGCTCCCCAGAAGCTGCAACCCCAGACAACGTAACAGCTCTATCGGAAGCACCCCCGACTGAACCAACAGCTCCACTTGAGGAAACGCCAGTCAAAGCCTGCTCAATGACAACAAAAAACGTCACTGTGCCGACCGCACCAGAAGCCCCAACTCCAGTCAGAGCAACCGAAATAGTAGGCTCAACAGTTCCTACATTACCAACCGCCGTTAGGCTGGTTTCATCAGTAGTGTCTGACGGGGCTAAAGTGCCAACAGCGCCAGCAGCCGAAACACCAGTCAACGCCACAGACTGAGATGCAGCGGAAATCGAACCGACCGACCCCGTAGCCGCTACACCTGTTATTGCGTCAGTCTCAGTATATGTAGCTGTACCAACTGCACCCGAAGCCCCTGCGCCCGTAAGAGCTACGCTAGTTGTCTCAACAACATTCCCTACTGCACCCGAAGCCCCTGCGCCCGTAAGAGCTACGCTAGTTGTCTCAGTAATACTGCCTACTGCTCCAGAAGCTGTAACCCCCGTAAGAGCTACGCTTGTTGTCTCAGTAATACTGCCTACTGCTCCAGAAGCTGTAACCCCCGTAAGCGCGACTTCTACATTTGCGGGCACGGGTAACGCAGCAAACGGTACTTCCGCGAATGTAGAAAATCCAAAGGACATGGCTGCCCCGACGAGTTACCCCGCCAGCCCTATTAGGTTGTAGCCAAGCGGATTAACGCAGTCGTTGTTGTATTAGCGGGCATCGTCAATGTGAACGTACCAGCAGTAATTGTTTGCGAACCAAAAGTGTGGACGCTCACAGCCTTGTTAGCCTGTGTTGAGTTGTAGATCAGCACTGCATCAAACGCCGTGGCCAAAGTCACTGTGGTGTATGTGATGCTGGCTGAAGGCGTAACAAACGCAACACCCGCAGTAGTAGAAGAGTTAGTGGCCGTAGGAGGAGTTCCAAACGTAACCGCAACACCGCCAGCAGAGTAACCAGCGCCAGATACTTCACCTGTAACTGAATAAGCAGTGGTGGATGCGTTGTACGTGGCCGATGCCAAATACAAGGCAGCTTTAAACGCATCAGTTGCGCCGGTCGCACGGACGGGAGCAGTACCAAAATTATGGGTGGCAGTCATTAACTCGCCCATAAAACTTGTTGTCATTGCTTGGGTATTTGCCATGTTAGGCTCCTTAGTTAAAAGATGCCGCTTCGGCGGCTGATATTACAGGTTTTTTCAGAGCGACATGGGCAGAACGGTGAACAAGTTCGCCATCCAACCAATACTCGACCCAAGTCGTGTGCTCGTTGTCATTATCAACGAAGCCTTCTTTTTTCTCAAGAAGAGCTTCATCCATTTCGCCTTTGGTGGTTGTAACCAGTGCCATGTTTTCTCCTATACAAGTCTAATGAGTGCAGATGTGCTGGTGTTAGCAGGCATCGCTACGGTAAAAGTGCCATTTGATATCACGTTGTTCCCAAAGTCTAGAACGCAGACAGCACCGTTTGCGCCAGCTTTATAGATCAAAGCTCCACGCGCAGTGATTGCGCCGGTCCAAGACGGGTTTGAGAAATTGATAAAAATAGTACTGCCGTTTGGGTCAAGCGCGGTACTGACCGACGCTGTTACTACTTGGCCACCAGCCACATAGTTGCCACCCGACGTTTCTCCATCCGATGTGTATGCCGTTGTGGTCTGATTAAGTGTTGCTGCGTTGGTGTACAAAGCCAAATAGAACGTGTCCGTTGAAAAGTTCAACGTCCCGTTAATCAGCCCGGTGCGTAACGTATTGCAGGAGAAGTTTCCCGTGAACGCCATTACCGAACCCCATTATTTTGTGGCAGCGGGGCCAATCTATACTGCCCGCTACGGTAAGCATCGCTACGCTCTAGACCATCACCAAGACGCTGGGCTTGTGAAAGAGCTTCCTTGTATTTGCTGTCGTACACGGCAAGCAAGTCTGTTTCACCCTTCATGTAGGTGTACGCCTCAACCAGTGTGCCATACAAGAGTACTGTGTCAAAGTTATCGCCCAGCCACGAATTGCCAGTTACGTTGGTCACTGCGGCTACAGGCACAGAAAACCCAGTTCCTGTCCCACCAATATCGGCCACTGCTGCGGATAACACGTTACCAACTTTATACAAGCACCCGCCGTTACGGATAACAACCCCAACTACAGCGCCGCCACTCACAGTGATATCTGCAAAAGCCGCAGTGCCACTACCACCAGTCAACAACACGTTGTAATACACGCCATTGGTGTAGCCAGAACCACCTGAAAGCGTCCCAAGAGACGAGATCACCGCTTGCACGATAGACACGGGGTAATAGTAAAAATGCAATTCCGCCGTATAGTTTGTATTAGGCGTTGGGCCAAGTATGAACGTCAACTCATTCGTAATGACATTGCTTTGCACAGAAGGGCCAAACAAAGCGTAATGCTTGGGGGTGCCAACATCTGTTGTTGGATTGGGGTACGCCTGCCGAATGTAATTCACGTCTTTGTTCAGCAAGTACTCATAGTTGCCCGATGCATCAATCACAGCCAACGAATACGTGGCGAGATAATCATCTGGGGCTTTGAGGTACTTGTTGCCTGACGTGATGTTGCCCGTCATGTTCTTACGAAGAGACGGAAACTGCACCGTGTTATAGATGCGTAATTCAGCCTGTTCAATGAATCGATTGATCTGTTCAGTAGCCGTAACCGTGTCTGCATTAGAAGCGGTGAACTCCGGAAACGTATTTTCCGTGTACGACTGAATGGTATTGAACAGCTCAATGTAGTTCATATTAAGCCATCGGCCCCCGAGCCATCACGCCTTTAGTAGCTGCGCCAGTACCGCGAATCTTAATGCCAGAAGTCTTTGGTTCTTTGTATGGGTCACGACTGATGTTGCCAACAGACATGTTCACCTCATTTGCAGTTAAGCGGTCACCACCTTGGTAGCCACTGCTCTTGATGTCTACACCGGACTTACCATCCATGGTGTGCGGCTCTGCATAGACGCTGGCATCGCCAATTTCTTTGCCCATTACCTTGTTGCTGAATTTAGCCATATCAACCGCCTTTTTTATAGGTGAAGGAAGACTTCTTCTGGTTAGCTACTTTGGCCAGACCACGACCCAACTGTTTCATTTGCAGGTTGGTCTTGCCGCCCTTGGCCAATTTGGTCATAGGTTGACCGGGATGCAGCTTCTTCTCGTGCTTATGCACGGCTTTGGCCATCATCTTTTTATCCTGTTTTAAATCCGCTTTGTCCATTTCAAGCTCCTTATGTAACTGTAACTGTAACTGTACCAAGTTCTACTGCCAACACCAAGTTATTTGGCGTTAAAAGCGTGTCAAACCCACTTGCTCCACCAACAGGGTTGTATCCCCACTGGAAGACCCGACTACCTTGCTCTGGGTATCCAAACCCATCTTGTGTTGTGCTGTCGGTCTGCAAAATCTGTAAACCGCTTTGGCCCGAAACTTGATAGCTCACATCAGGACGTGGATCACGTACAGCTTGCGGATCATTAACTGGATACATACCCAATTGCAACTGCGGCTGATCGGGATCCCAGCATGATGGACAAACCTTGACCTTAAACGGCTTAGTCTTGACTATCTGTGTCTTTAATTCCTTGAGCATGTACCTCTGCGCACATCGGTCGCATTCGGCAATTGCATGTTTGCCCGAGGCAAACCGATTAGGCATAGAACATATTCCTTGGCACAAACCGCAACGGAGAGGTATCGCGGTCTTCTGACTGGGCTAAGTCCCACTGCTGTTCATATTCCATCTTCAAACCAACAACGCGCTGCGGATCTACATCAGGCAGCTTGGTGCTCAACATATAGGCCAACCCTGCCACCATGCAGGGGATAAAGCGGAATGGAATATCTTGCACGGTCACGCCGGAACCAGCATCCTGAATACGACGCATGCGGTAGTACACAAACATGTACTGGTTACCGGGAGCGTTAGGTGTAGGCCACACATTAATAGCGGGCAAGTTTTGCACGGTTATGGCTGCGCCAGTCGTATGCGCTGCGGCAGTCGTTCCGTTTTGCCCACGAGCGCAGTTAAGTAACTGATTGTTTACAGGATCTACGTTGGGATAACTGATGGTTTCATTATCAATTTTGATAAATCCAGCAGTGGTCAAGTTGTCCACATTAGACAACGTGATTGTGGTATCTGTAGATGAAATATTTCCGTTAAGGGTAACCGTAGTGCTGTTCTCTTGGCCAGATTGACGGTTGTACCAAACCTGAATTGGGCGACCTTGTGCCAACTTGTTTGGCAGACTCATGTAGGTTGATTCGGAGATACCGCTGATATTGATGTCAATCTGGTTAGACGTGGCGTTGCTTTGGCGGATTACCATGTCTAGGAGGTTGATTGTGTCCGTAGGCATGGGGTAGATAGCCTGACCCGTCACCATTGGAATCTGGCCCTGTTCTACAGTCCAGAAGTTCAAACCACGGTTTGCCCACTCAATCGTCAGCAAGTTCAACGACCGACGTGCAGTGCGGAAGTTGTAACCCGTACGTAGTTCTTGACCGCAACGCTCAAACGCCTCTTCAATGAGGTCGTTCATGTCAAGGTCAAAAGCTGTGGTGCCGGTGGTCTTAGCCATTATCTATACCCTGCTGTTTTCTTTGCAATTGTTTTGGGTTGGGCTACGAATTGCTTGCCTTTAGCTTTGCCCGCACGTTTTGCACGTGTTGTCGCAGCGTACTCAGAAGAGCTGAGGCTTTTAATCGCAGCTTCTGGAAGGTATCTTTCACCCGTTTTACTAGAAGGTTTTCCACTCTTGGTTCTCCATTTTTGGTCACCCCAATCCTTCAAAGACTGTTGCGGTTTAGCCAACCCACCACCGGCCATTTTCTTACTTGCGCAATGTGCCTTTTCTGAGAAACCTTTTGGGGCATCACAGTTTATAGCTTTCTTGCGCTTGTCAGACCATTTAGTCACGGTAGCCCCCGCCAGCAGCTTTATATTTCTTAGCTACAAGCTGTGCTTTTCTAGCCGACCACTGCCCTGCGCCGGTACCTTGCGTAGCCGCCGCCTTTACCTGCGACACAATCCGCTTGCGCAGACTAGGTTTGGTGTAGTTACCAGCAGCGTTGACTTTGCCACCCTCTTTGTATTGGGTGAAATCAGTGTCATCCCGACGAGCCTTTTCAGTACCCTTGGGCATTTTGCTGGCGCGGATTGCGCCCATACCACGGGATGCCATCATAATTTAACAGGCGTAACCGCCGCCTTTCATGGTGACCATAGTACCTTTGGTCTTGCCACGCTGGGCACATCCATCGGCGCGTTTAGAAGCGGTCATGCCACCTTTTTTGTAGCCGGTAGCATCACCCATTTCGTTCACTTTAGGCATCCCAGAGGAACCCATAGATTTGGGTTTTTCAACTTTCGGTGCGTATTCGGTGTTTCTCAAAGCTGCGCCGTACGCCTTTTCCGCTTTCATGCGGTCTTTTTCATCCCGCGCTTCTTGAAGCATTTGCTCTTTGGTAGCCATGAAGGACTCCTTAAATTAGCACTTGGCCATTCCGCCTTTTTTCATCACACGGGAACCGATGCCACCGGGGACACCAGAACCGGCCATCTTGACTTGCGTACCTTTGGTCTTGCCTTTCATGGCCATACCATCACGGCTGGGAGCTGCTGTCTTGACTTTGCCCATTGCAGATGCAGCCATGCCACCAGAAGCCATTTTCTTGGTCATGCCGCCTTTGGCCATTTTGCCTTTGCCGTCAGCAGCAAAGTCTGGAACCATTTTGCCGCCTTTATTGACCATAGTCATGCCGCCATCAGCCATTTTCTTAGCTCCGGCTTTTTTCTTGGCCATCATTGCCATCATCCCGGGATTCATTTTTGAAGCCATAGTATCACCACCTTTTGAAAATTTGCGGCCCTTGTCCGCGTTGGAAAAATCCTTGCCCACGGACTGTGGGACTCCCACCTTCTTCGCAAAAGCTGGACTATGTGCCACAGCCTCCATGAAATTATGTTGCTTTTTACTTGAGCTGGGCATCTTTAGATACCTTTTTCAAACCAATAAGCACAGAAAATTCTTTGCCTGTAATCATTTCTGCAATTCGCATACCTGTCCAAATGATCGTAAACAGGGCGGCAATAGAGGGCAGCATATTGGTGATCGTGGCTACAGCCGTTACGAACGACAGGCCATCACCAACTTGTTTCACTACGTCAACGGTTTCGGGTTTCATCTCAGCAGTTCCACGCTCTTAAAGATTTATTGATTCGGGAATTTGGATCGTTTGCGGTTTTGGCGCTGGTCAACTTTTTCTTCATACCAGTCATCCTTGCACAAAAAGAGTCTCGCCTGCTGCCGCCCTCGGGTTGAGGCCTCTTTAGCCCCGGCTTCCCCGGATTCGCTGCATTGTAGGACGCACGTCCCTTGGCGTTCAAGCCGCCTTTGGGGTTCTTGCCTTCTTTGCGAGTCCATGCTGGGGATGCCATTATGCAACCTGCGTCACAGTTACGATAACCGAAGGGGTTACGGGGCGAGTTGGATTTGTCCCGGCTGCTGCGTACAAAACTTCCAAGCCGGTATCCGTGCTAGACCAATATAGTTGGAAATAATCTCCGGAGTTTGCTTGAATCAAATAGTTCCAAGCAGCAATGGTCTTGCCTCCGCTTTGTGGAATGTTAACCTGTCCGTTGGTGTCTGCGACATTGGCACCATTTTTAGACAGCCAAACTTCTGCCGTGGAAAAACCAAGGCCCCCTGTGCGTGCAAACTGCGCTGAAAACTGAAAGTTGTATACCCCACCTGTTGCAATCGTTACCTTAGAAGTGTCAACAACTGAAATGCCATTTGCAAAATCAGTAGTGTCCAAAAGAAACAAGTTTGCCGTGGTTGCGCCGCCATTGGTCAAAGTTGCGTTGTGCTGAAACATGCCGTAGTTAGCGGCCAAGAATCCTGCGACTGGGTTGTTAACTACGACCGTCATGATTAACCTTTCATGTATACGGTGACACTTGCACCAGTACCAGAAATGGCCGATACGTTAGCGCGATAGTACTCCCAAGTATTTGCCGCAGCAAAACCATCAGAAGTAACCGACGTTCCAAGCGTTAAAGTAATTGTGCCCATCGTAATGTAATTCACACCATCGTTACTAACTTGAATCAAGACAGTAGCTGCGCCGGTAGATGTGGATGTTGAGCCAATAGCTTGGAAGCTGTGATAAGTGTACGTGGCAACAGCCGACGTATCGCGGGGATTCCACGCCGCACCGGCACCGGTGCCAGTGGCTCTAGAGAGTAGTACTTGCGCCATAATCAATCTCCTTTAAAAAAGGGCCAAAGCCCCTAAGATCAATTAGGACGGTGTAACAGCGGCAGTGCCGTCAGCATTCACCCAAGTGCTCGCAGCAGTTGCGCCTGTAGCAATTTTTAATGTGCCTAAAGTGGTGTTAAACACAATCGTACCCGCAACTTTACCAACGGTATTTACGGGGTCTGCTATGGCGGCGATTTGTGCTGTAGTAGCGGTACGGAGTTGAATGTAGCCAGCGGTAGCAACTACGTTGCCTGTCACTGTGCCTGCTACGTTACCGGTTACGTTGCCTGTGACATTGCCTGTTACGTTACCTGTGACGTTGCCAGTGGTGGTGCCCACAAAGCCGTTTTGTGATACGACTGGGCCGGAGAACGTGGTGGTTGACATGATGTGTCCTTACATACAAGTTAAGTGCATTAGTCTGTATGTCGTCAGCCGGGACTGTCTAATGCACCGGATAACCCCGGATTAAAAACAATATACCCCAAAAGAAAAGGGGGCACAAGCCCCCTTCTCCATATATTTCCTAAGAAATATTAAGCGCCAGCGGAACCGAACATGCCGAGAGGGTCAGACCAGCCGAAGCTGTAACGCTCACGAGACTTGTAACGGACGTTGCCGGTATCGAAATCACCATCCATCGACTGTTGCAACGGAGTACGCACGAAGTGCTTCATGCCGTTAGGCACGTCTGTGCACAAGAACCAAGCGTTGGTATCAGTCAAGAAGTGGTTAATGGTATATCCACCGGGGATAGAGCCATTGTTCTTCAAGGCGTTGATATCGTTGTCAGCAGTAGACACGCGCAATTCAGTCTCAAGCAAACGAGTTGCCGTGAACTGCAGTGCAGGTGGAACCACCAACTTGCTAGGTTTAGCAGCGATCAACAGACCACGCTCATCAGTCCACAAGCTGATCTGAATCACAGCGTTTTCCAACGATGTTTCATTCAAGTCGGCAGGGGTAGATGGGATGTTGCTGTTGGTGCCACCAGAGATCAAAGGATGTGCGTTGGAGAACAGAGCAACACCGTCGCCACCGGGGTAGGCGCTAGAAAAGCCATTGTTCAACACAGCAGCAGCTTTAACCTGCTTGGTGTATGCCATAGCACGAGCCAGAGCTTTGGTGTAACGAGCAGACAAGCTGTCGTACAAGTTATCTTCGATGGCCTCTTCGGTCAGCGAGAAACCCAAAGCGATGGTTTCGTGGTTGTAACGAGCAGTCCATGCTTCCTGTGCATTGTCGTAAGCGATGGCAGAGCCCTCGTTCTTAACAGGTGCAGCAGAGAAACCAGACAGTTTCGTTTCTTCTTCAAAGCTACGCTCAGATGTCTCTGTTTCGTAGATCTCTTTGTGCTCTTCGCCGTACTTGGCATACTCCAGACCGAACAAAGCGTTCAGACCGGGGAGCAGCTCTTTCAATAGTTGTGCGCGTGAAAT